TTGCAGCTGAATGATACGACCAGCCTCTCGACCTGTTCGATTTGCACCATAGAACTGAAACATTCCTCTTGCACGACCATCCGAGCAGACGGCGTTTTGCATGGCTTGATACTTTTTGACCGAGGATTTTGATACTTGTTGTCGAAGTAACAACACGGCTTGCAAGTCCGGCGGAGCAGTTTTCAATTGTTCCTGTACTTCTTTTTTTCCCAACGATTCTAACTCCAGTCCGTGTTCCGCCAGCCATTGTTTCATTTGCTGAACAGAGTTCGGATTGTCCAAGTCGGTCAGATTTTTCAGTAGATGCAATAGCTTGTCCTTTGTCAATGTGTCCATACGAATTGCTTGCTGCACCAGCTGCAAATCCAGTTGTATTCCTCGATCGTTGATGGACTGGTCAAGGGCATACTCCTGCCAGACAAATTCCGGCACAGGGAACCGAGCAATTTTTTGTTCGATGGCTTGTTCCGTCTCCACATCCCGTTGGTTGTATGCCCGAAAGACGTTCCATTTCTCCGGAGAATCGGCAGGCGTATGAAATTGTGGAACGCCGTTCACCGTGTCATACGGTACGCAGAAATAGCGAATCAGAGCTTTCCCCTCGGACATTTTTTGTTGCTGTAACTGTAGAACTGCTCCCACGCCGGCAAGGCTCAACGGCAAGCCCAGATAGGCAGCCGCCACCATCGTACACCGCCATGCTTTCGGGCTGAGGTAGTTGCCGCAGGCATCCTCCGGCAATCCATAGGAAATGAAGCATTCCGGATAGTTTCGCCGCAGCCAGACCGACAGGCAGACCCGTTCAAAGCTGGCGTTGAAGGCGTGCTTCTGAATGCGGTCATCCGTCAGAGCGTTGAGGATTTCTTCCGGCAGCTGTTCGCCGCAGGCAAGGTCAACTACCTTCACTGGGGCATCGTCCACGGAATATGCAAAAAGCAGAATATCAAAATACGGGGAATCCGCATAGCGGTAAACCCCGGCTTTTGTAATATCCACATCACTTTTTGTTTCTAAGTCAATCATCAATTTTTGCATTGTTACACCTATTACCCACCCGAACAGATACTCCGTCAGTCGCCCACCCGACATTTTTGCTTACTTGTGATTCTTGAAATGATCAATCAGTGCAGCAACGGAAATTGCTGCCCAACAGAACATTGAAATGCACCAAAGAACCGCAATAACAACGGAAAGAATTGCCTCCATTTTTCTCACCGTCCTTATTACTAAATTGCCATTTTAGTTAATCAAGGAAATCGTCACTTTCAAGAGCATCGAAATCATCAGCAGCATTGGTATGTCCACTAAGCGGTTCACCATCCCGTACCTTCTGAATATTGCCCAAACCGCAGGCAATGCCCTTATTTCCGTTGCTGTTAAACGCATAGAATGTTACTGCAACTCTTGCATAGCAGCCACTGTAGACCTCATTCTGATCGAGAATCGGCTGTACCTGCTGGTCAACAATCTGCGGAGGAGTGGTGCTATTTGCATTGACAAAATAGCAGTCTTTGTACACTTCATCCTCCGGACGTTCTGCATCGCCATCTCTCAGCGGCAACTTCAGAGCAGCCTTACTCGGCTTCTTTCCTCCGAACTTTCCAATGCCATCTTCAATGGCAGCATCAATGGCAGTCTGGATTTTTGCAAGAGTTGCCTTATCAGACTTCGGAATCAGCAAGGAAACACTATACTTTGCGGCACTGCCTTTGATGGATTTCGGTTCCCAGATGTTTGCGTAACTCAAACGCACAGTTCCTGTAATCACTTTTGTTTTTCTTTCGTTTGCCATTTATTTTTCCTCCTGTATTGTTTCAAAATCTTTTTCTGCGGAATTCCAAACCGGACGCTTGTCCGAAATTGGTACAAGTGCAGGCTTACCCGGCGGTTTGTATGTGAAATTCCCAAGAATTTCATCGAACTTTTTCTTTCCGCCAAGCAGCTTTGTCATTGCGGTAATTCCCAGCAGTTCCGGTTCGTTGTACGGATTTTTCCCATAAGCCTTGACTTTTTCAATGACCTTTGCCTCATCGGTATACTTTCGATTCGACCGACCTTCCACAACTTTGTACCCATTCCACTGTTTGCCGGAAATTGCTCGCTGCAAAGCATATTCCTTGATATCGGATGCCCATGAAACCAATTGATCAGCTTTTTCCAATACTGCCTCGATTTCAGTATCCACCAGCATTTCCGGGGGAGCGAAGTCATACTGTGCCAGCTGAAGATTGTATTCTGCACGTTTTCGGCAAGTTGCCTTCACTTTACAAAACCGACAGTGTTCACCAGCACAGAAATCTCCCTCGCCTTTGGATGCAAGTTCTGCTTTCGTTTTCAATTCTGTTTCTGCCCAATGCAACAGTTCAGAAATAGGCATAACGCATTCACTAACGCTCTGGATTCTCGGCTGAAAAATCACCATCCGGATTTCTGCAATGTCATAAAGGGCATCAAATAGCTGCAATGCACCCAGAGCATACAGCATCATCTGCGAGTTGTGATCAGCAGATACTGCTACGCCCTTACCATACTTAAAGTCAATGACAGTCAGGACATCATCTGCAACAATCACACAGTCGCCCGTACCAAAACCGCTGGGAACATATCGGCTGAAATCCAAACGCTGTTCCACTAAAACAATCGGTTCTTGCAGATTTGCCAGCTGTTCGGCAATGTACTGAGCATAGCTGTCCGTGCAGTCTTCCATTTCTGCATCGTAGAAGTCTAAGTTCTCCGTGGGATTAGATGCCGGATTGCCAAGCAGCTTTTGCACTTTGTACTCTGCCAACTCATGAGCACACGTGCCTTCCAGGGCGTAGTCTGTCACGGTATCCGGCAGGGCAGCACAAAGCTGTGCGGACGGCGGACACGCCAGCCAACGAGCACTGGATGAAGCAGAAAGCACTGCGTGTAAACGGTTTGCATGATCGTTAAGTTCCAATCTGCTTCGCCTCCTCTAACAAGACCGCATATTCTTCGGGAGAAACACCAGACAGCTTTGATGCCCCGTGTTTCTGAAGCAGTGCCTTTACTGAATCTGTAAAACCAGAACGTGACTTTTCTGCCAGTACCGCTCGAATCTCAGAAATAGAAACTGCCTGCGTATCTTTCACAGACACCGGCTTCTGTACAGCCTCCGTATTGCCTTCTTCCGGCGGATATACCTGCTCAAATGTCTGGACTTCCCGTTCTGTCATGGTTTCCGCCATAGCTTCCAATTTGTCTGCCAATTGACGGATTACATGAATCACATCCAGTAATGTTGTAGGTTCTCTACTCATTTTCTTTGACCTTCTTTCTTAGCATTTTTGATGGGAATTAGAAACACGCCATCATGCACCACCTCCTTCCATAAATGCAGTCGAAAAAATCAGCATAAAATCGAACCCCATCAGTAGAAAAATCAAAATTTTTTCTTGATTTGGGCTTTGATTTTCATCATACGATGCCGAATTGCCGTTTCCGATACGCCTTCTTCTCTTGCTACCTGTGTCATAGGATTTCCTTCCACGACCACTCTGCGATAGGTATCCTGCTGCTTCGGCGTAAGACTGGACACCACCTCATGCAGACGCTGGATTTCCAAGGATTCCACTTCAATATCGACAGGCTTTGCACAATGTTGTTTCACCTTTCGCTGCTTCAGATTACGATACACCTCACGGTCATCCAACTTGTGCAAAAAGTCGATGATTTCAGGGCTTACACCCTGTTCTCCCGGATGCAGCACAACGACTGTTCCATCTGCAAAGCGATAGACATAAACAGATCTGGCTGCTGTTCTTGTTTTACGAAATTTCATATACATATACATGACTCCTTTCTGATTAATAGAAGTCAGCTTGCAAAAAAACTCAAGTGAAGTCAAGTATATGAAACAAAAATAGCCGAACAGCATATAAAACAGTCGTCTCATATACTATCCGGCTATTTGGTAGTCAAATCACTCCGTTGCTCGGTATATTATCTATCTCTTATCAGCCATGCACATCTCAGATCTGCAGGAAACTTTCACGATGTTCCGGCAGTTTGGGCATTTCAGTTCAATAATCACTGGAATTTTAGGTAGCACAGAAATATCAAAGGCACGTTTCCCACATCTCGGACACTTCATCTTATACACCTGCTCACACCTCCAATATCAGTTCACTGTATGGCAGTGATTCTGCCCACTTGTAAAATCCAAACCACTCATCCAGCTTATGATGTTTTCTTGCTTGACAAGCGTTTCGCAATACTTCGTAGTTTAGTACTACGGTTCTACGTTGATTATAACTGGACGGGAGCAGCTGAATCATTTGCCACCAGTAAATATTCTTTTTAGTTTCCAGATATGTTTCTCGTGCCTTGTTGAGGGCTTTAATCGTGTACATAAAATCTTTGAGAAATTCTGTTCCTTCTTCAGCACCATTAAACAGATGTTCGCACGAAAAGTCATCCAATGTAAATTCTTGCTCTGCAATTTTATGCATTGTAGAGCAAGAATCAGTAACCGTTCCGACTTTGTACGTATCAAACTGTTTCCACCAATAAAGAGGGGCAATTATATCACAACTTACTGTAATCATTCGCATAAACTTCCGATGATCGGTACCTGCCTTGACTAATTTTTGCATTAAAGCCATATCGTTATCCCCAATACAAAACGGATTTTTTCCCAAATCGCTCCATGCCCAGCCACAATGAGAGCAACCCAAATTGTTGCATTTGGTTGTTATGGGTTCCTTGCAATAGCAACTATCCGACTTTTCCCAACTATTCATCGGATTTCGCATTCCCCGTATGGCCGCTTCCCATCCATACACCTCTGTGTTTTCGACTTTTATCATGCCAAGCCCTCCATAAATGCCGCCATAACCGCCTTTGCCACTGCATCCGCTGTTTCATCAAATTGAATCAAACACCGCTTAAACAATTCAGTCTTGAAAGATGCCATTGTGCGATCGTCCATTGCACCTTTTTCACGCAGTTCTAAAAGTTGCTCGTTCGTAAGCATTGACCATAGCAGTTCTAATGTTTCATCGCTCATTTCCAATTACTCCTTTTCGTATTCTAATTCAATCAGCCGCTTTATCGCTGCTAAAGCTGTGTCAATTGCTGCAACATCAGGGCAAAAAGCGTTATCTTCTTCGTCTCCAAAATCAGCTGCAAAGCCCTCACGGTCGCAACGTAAGTCTTCCAGTTGCCCGACTGCATTTATCAATTTTTCAATGGACAGCTGATTCTTTTTAGTTTCCAAATCACCTTCATACCAAATCGAACTCCCATCTTCACAAACCGCAATTGCCGTTATATCTGGCTTGAGAGCAACTGCTGCGACAGTCATACGAATCTCCTCTGATTCAGCACAGTTTGTCCCGATAAATGTCATTGATGCGGCATCTGCATACTTGTCAGCAATCTCAACAATCAGCTTTTTCATGTTTTGCCTCCTGATTTAACTCCATCAGTTTTTCCATGTACCACTCTGCCTTTTCTATATCTTCCGGTCCATTTTTCCGACTTGCACGAAAACGGTATTTATATACGTTGCACATACAGAAATGGCGAACAGCATCTACGCCAAACAATGCGATCATCTCATCAATGCACTCGTACTTTCCTTGATAGTGAAATGGATGATTCACATTATCCGGACTCGGATGAAGCCCGATACTTTCCTTACACATTTTCTCATTCACCACCTTTCAGTTCTTTCTGACAGAAACCAGAACAGCATATCCCTTCATCTGTTATCTGTATTGTTTTCTGCCCTGTATTCTCGCAAACAATGCCACCCTGTTTCTGCGTAATAACCGCAGCAGGTGTCCGGATGACTCTTGTGTTTTTGGACTGGTTTGCATATTTGCAGTTTACACAATCGTTCATTCTGCCTGTCCCCATTCAAAAATTTCTCCAGTTGGTTTCTCATTGCCCCACCGCAATTTTCCATCTCTTGTTGCAAACCAGATATTTTCTTTCGGAATCATTCCGAAAATCCCATACAACGCTTTTTCAATCTCACTTGCATTGTTAAAGTCACGAAATACATTCAACTCTGTCGGACGATCTCCGGTTCGATCTGTCAAATGATGCTCTTCGCAAGCCTGCAAAAAGGCATCAGTGTTGGAACTGTTCGTCTGTACCCATACGTCACCGGAAATAAACTTGTCCCAATCGAAAGCAGTTTCCGGTGCAGAACCCATACAATCAAGCAGCCGTTCCAAAGCCAATTTTGCACCAAAGGCAAAATCAAAAGCATCCTCCGGACAGCACCTTGCAATGCTTGCGTTTACTTTCTTGCCGTTAACATACTGTGTAGCCAGCACTGCGTTCCCATTTTGCAAAATGACAACCTTTGTTTCTTTTTCAATCTTCATTATTTTTGCTCCTTTCATTGAACGGTTGAGGCAGTGACATCCAAGCCAACACCTCATAATTTTCGTCTTCATCAGTTATTTCAAGAATCTTTGAGTAATCCCAAAACTGCCAGTAGTTATTGCCACGCTGCCCATAGTATGTATTACTAAAATCCGTGCATCTGTTTCGGACCGTTATCAATACTTCAGTAAACAGCTTCGGAAGGGAATCTCTCACGCTTATCCAGCCCAATCTTCTATCCCTCCATATATGCCATACTTTTTTCGCAGATCATTGCAGTACCTTTTCAAATCGATGGCATTCATCGTCAATGCAGCGTAGTACGGCGTAAGAATTTCACGCTCAATCGACCGAATTCTACCGGTAGATTCCGGACTACCATCGTACTTTTCCAATGTTCTCCGATAAGCAGAGAATTCACTTCTCAGAATTTCTGCAGCCAAGCGAACATATCCATTGTCAACGGAACCACAGCTTTCCTTTGGGTCACAGTTGACGGGAGTTTCAATTCTCTCACGTTTTAGTTTCTCACGATACTGTTTTTGGTAGGAAAGTACCTCTTTCCGTCTCTGCTGGTATCGTTCTTTGCTACGTTCAGATCTGCAAGCTGCACAAATACGATGAATTTTTCTCCGTTCACCAGTTTGTTTGTTGCGGTCAACAAACTCCCAGAGTGGTTTTTCTGCACCGCATTGTCTACAGATTCTATTCATGTTGTAACCGCCTTTCTGCCATTACAGCAGTTCCTTATCCAAATCAATACCATACTTTTCTTTCAAGTATGTAAGACAGTCCAGCGTAGAATACTGATGGTTCAAAATCCCGACCCCGTCCATTAGCTTGAAATGGTCTTTTACGCCATCCAAAACAGACCGCAGTCGCTTTTCTCCAAATCCGAACTCTTTATTGAGTTCCACCATACAAACGGACATAAACTGGGGAAGAACATCTTGAATTACCGATTCATAAATCTGATCTTTCTTTTTCTGATATTCTTCCTCAACCCTTTGACGGATTTCGCTTTCTCCGATTGTGATAAGCCTTGCTTTCATTGTCCTTACGCTCCTGTTCCATTCTGCCAAGTTCCCGGTTCAGCTTATAGTCAATCATACTGTTCAGTGCATCACCGTAGCCATCTCGGACAAGGTAAATCCGAATTTGCTCCAAGGTAATCAGCAAATCGCCGGTTTCCTCCACGAGATGATTCATTTGCAACGAATTTCCGGGATACCGTTTGATTTTCTGAGCTGCTTGAATGAACTCCGCTGCCTCCTCAACAGTCTGCTCCAGCTGCCTTTCAAAAGTTCTGGCATCTGTTATTTTTGCAATTACGTGCATCTGTTCCGTTGTCATTTTTATTCATTCCTTTCGTCATTCCCTGTTTTATCAAAGGTTCAGTAAAGTCCGCTAAGGGTCTCTAAGAATTCTCGGTTTTCCGATAGCCATTCACTGGCTCGTTCTGGATTTCGATATTTGTGGTGTTGCTGACCTTGATTTTTTGCTTTCTGAATATCCTGCTGACACCATCGAAACAGTGTTGCATAATGATTGCGATAGTGCTTTCCAGTCGATGCCATGTAGCTGGATAAGCTGCTGATTGTCTGCGGCAATTGTGTCCCATACAATTCTGACAGTCGAGCAAATTCGTTCTCTGTCAGCCGAACATTCTGAAAATCACCGAATGTTTTCTTTTCCGAGCGTGCGTCTCCCTCACATAATTCAAAACCTATTGATTCTCTTGTAGTATTATACGGTCTGGTTTTTTGACTGGGGGCATTCCTCTTTTTTGGCTGAGGGCATTCCGTTTTTTTGACCGGCTGGGTAAATTTTTTAGGCCTTTCAGCCTTTGTTTCAACATTCTTTCCACAGCCGCTTTCCACTTTTTGTGGAGAAACACGCTGTTCGATTGCGGTTAAATTTACCCGATAATGATTTCGCAAACCACCGTCATCATCCCTTGTCTGACGTTTCAAAATATACCCCAGTTTTTCAAGCTTGTTCAGAGCATTCAAAACCGTCTGCTTGGTGCATCCAGTCGTTTCAGCAAGGTAGGCAAGACTGCCGGAGCATTCATTTTCACCGTTTTCGGAAAAGCCATAGATCACTGCATACAGCTGTAAAGTTGTCCCTTTCAGCTTTAGCCGGTTAATCATCCAGCCGTAAACGGTATAGTAATTTCCGTCTTTCATCTTTCTTCATCCACCTTTCTGATTTGGAGTAATTCCACTCGTTCCTCATTCAGCAACTCATGAAACCGTTCACGAGCATCCTTTTCATTTTCTGCGAGTACCGTATAGATTCGCTCTACTCCCATGTCCGAAAGATAGCAGCAAAATTCATACTTTTCTGTAGCCCGCACAATAACCCTTTTGTTGTTCTCCATAGTGATTCACTCCTAACCATTTATTTTACTTTTCAAGATGAAAAGTAAGTTGGATGTCGCTGATACGCTCAACGACTCAGAAGCGTGTTGCAATCGCTATCTGCAACGGGAAGCATGATTTTCCAGTCATGAAAACGTGCAGCCACCAATGCACGGTTTTTAAGTCAGCCGACACCGTTGCTTTACATCCACGGTCTACGGATTGCTGGCAGGCTTGGGTCGGGATACGCTCCCGACGGGCATTGTTAGGTAATCACCTATGGCATTCGGGGAGGGTTAAACCCCGTGGGATGCAGTTCCATTTTCTTTCGGGAGGATACTGCTCAAAGCCTCCATTCGGTTCTTGTAAACGATAACCGGACTACCATCGGCGTCTGCTTTCGCATATTCCACTTTTGTCGTAAGTACGCACTGTGACTGGCAAATGCTCTTTTGGCAAGTCACATTTTTACTGGGGTCGCACAAGTATAACGCACTTTCTTTCTGATGCTCTTTCATGGTTTCAATCTCCCTAACTACAATCTTTTAACGATTACTGCCTAAAATTTAACGATTACTCTTAAATTTTAACGATTGCTTTTTAGCAATCGTGGCTGAAAAATAAAAAATGCCTGTCCACGCAACGAACTGAATCGTTACGTGAACAGGCATTTGTCAAAAACCAGCGTATTTTCGGCACTTTTTCTGTTTGGATATAAAAAAAGCACTTAACCTTTTGTATCAAAGGTTAAGTGCAGTTATGGTGGAGGCGATGCGTGACTATCTTTTTTTGCGTATTTTCAAGATTTCGGAAGTGCGACACCACGCAGATGCGTGGTTTTTCGCTATCAAGATCTTTAAAAAATTGTTGTAGATGAAGTCTTCATGTTCTACTTTGGATCGCTTTTATATAGCACATCGTATGGGGATGTTAAGCAGCAGAGCATTTTCCAAACCAGATTAAAAACTCTTTTTTAAGGTAAACAACGTTATACCATCGACATTCTCGTTCTGTAGTTCGTAGACTTCATCTATGTTTAAAAGCAATCCAGTAGGATTTCTTCCGATAATGATATATTGGTTGTTTCCGTCAAAAGCAATGTAACTCCGCATTGCATCATCTAAGAGGATATCAGCGTTGTCAATGATAATCAGCTTTCCTTTGGAGCGTTTTATAGAACTCTTATATGATTTATTCCAATCCAGATAATTGAAGCACTTTATACGTTTATCTTCTGCAGATAGTTCCTTCAAAAAAGAAAATACTGCTGACTTTCCAGTTCCAGAATCGCCGCACAGAAAAGTAATGTTGTTTTCGAGCTGAAAATTTACTTGAAAAGATGTGTGTCTCGTTTTTATGCAGTTTGTGACAACTGGTTTAATCTTCATTCGTCCACCACTCCTTCAAAGCTTCGTAGGAATCTATTTCTCGTGTGCCATACTTGTCACAAACATTGACACTTTTCATTTCAAAAGAGATAAATGGGTAACTACAGTATACATTACCATCTGGAAGCGAATATATTACATCAAGTGCATTATCACCGCATTCGCATATATCAAAAATACGATCTAGATGGTATATAATATTTAGGGCTGTTTTGCATCCAGTGGAAAGTTTGTCAATATTCAAAGCCGTGTTATCGAATCTGGAATTGAATGTATACTTACTCAGCATGATAGAATCATCAATTCTTTTTATAATCTCAACAGCCCTGCTATCCAAGATATTTGCGGTATATTTATTGAAGTAAATGTCATTTAAATGAATCAACTGCATATTCTTTGGAATTGCTTTTCTCTGATAAATCGTTATCATTTACAGCCCCACCTCCTGAAATGCCGCTTGCAGGATAGAATGATTTACCATCTGTTCTATCTTTTCAGAAACTGACAATCTCTTATCGTCTAAACCACATAAATCGTTTTCCTGTCTGTCGTCCCATTCGCAACAACTATTGACAAAACAAAATCCAACTTGCTTTTTATTTGTTTCAAATCCTGTGTTCCTTGTTATTTCTGTAAGAAGCTTTGCTGCAATTTTCTCTGTATTCATTTTACTTTGATATTGGTACATAGATTTAAATAAACTTAACTCATCTGCAGTTCCGCCATCACTTATGAGTTTTACTAATTTTTCTCTTGCCTCTAGTTTATCTTTACGTTGCTCTTTTAAATCATCATTTTCCGCAAACACCCACTTCTCCAGAAATTCAAATGACAGAAGAGAAAACTCAGTATGGAGTTTTTATCGCCGAGCAAGAAATAACGGCGTATGGGACAAAATGATGAAACATCTTGTCAGAGTAACACGAAAACAAGCAGGAAGGGATGAAGAACCGAGTTACGCACTGATCGATTCACAGAGCGTAAAAACAACGTGTTACGGAGAAAATCACGAATATGACGGGGGAAAAAACGAAAGGAAGAAAACGGCACATCGTAACAGATACGACGGGAAATCTCCTATGTATTCGCGTCCATGCAGCAAATATTCATGATACAAAGGGTGGCATATACACTTTTGAAAAGGCACTTTATCGGGATCCGACCATTCAGGCTGGGTGTGCAGATGGCGGTTATAGAGGGACATTTCAGAATACTTTTGATGAATTTCACAACATCAGAATTGATATTTCTATGCAAATGACCCACCGAAAAAAGTCTGTAAAAACGCAGTCAACTATGGTAAAATATAAATAACACAGGAGGCTGATTTTTTATGGCAAGAAGAAAAAGAGAACCAATGAGCGAAGGAAAGAAGAATATCATCGCAGAACTGATCGAGGAATATGATATCAGGACAGCGAAAGATATTGAGGATGCCCTCAGGGATCTGATGGGTGGCACGATACAGGAAATGCTTGAGGCAGAACTGGATGAACACTTAGGGTATCGTTCATATGAACGCTCGGACAGCTCCAATTACTGCAACGGAAAGAAAACAAAGAAGATACGTGGAAATTTAGGCGAAACTGAGATCGAAGTATCGCAGGATCGAGACGGAACATTTGAGCCAAAGGTGGTAAAAAAGCGTCAAAAGGACATCTCCGGCATTGGCATTGAGCAGAAAATACTCTCTCTGTACTCAAAGGGTATGACAACTCGTCAGATAAGCGATACCATCGAGGAGATCTACGGCTTTGAAGTCAGCGACGGAATGGTATCTGACATCACAGACAGGCTTCTTCCGCAGATAGAAGATTGGCAGAATCATCCGCTTGATGCGGCGTATCCGATCGTTTTCATCGATGCAGTACACTTTTCAGCGCGTGATAACGGGCAGATCAGGAAGCTGGCTGCATATGTGATTCTCGCAGTAAGTTTGACAGGTCACAAGGAAGTTTTATCCATACATATCGGAGAAAACGAAAGTGCAAAATATTGGCTTGGAGTCCTGAATGAACTGAAAAATCGCGGCGTAAAGGATGTCCTCGTGATATGTGCCGATGGTCTTTCGGGTATAAAAGAAGCCATAAATGCGGCATTTCCGCTGAACAAACAGAGAAGCGTGTTTCCCAGCGATATGGCACTTTTAAAGGCTTTGTATCTGGCAACCCACGAGATTACAAAGAAGTGGACGATGCCGCTGAGAAACTGGGGCAGAGTTCTTGGCGAGCTGGAGATCATGTACCCCGACAGACTGAACTGAGCCGGCACGGTCAGTCTGTTTCCATTCCGCTACGCTCCATTTCAGCAGACTGACTGTTGAAGAAACTTGAAAAATTACGGTATTTATTGTATACTGTAAAAAAATTGAGCGGCTGTTTTTCAAGCCGCCCCACAATATCGTTTTTTATCACTGTTGTTGAATTTACAGAGATTTTTTCGCAGAGCCGCCAGAAAATCTCTGACGGTCTAATTCAGTGTGCCTTTGCGATGGAAAATGAAACATTTCTCTAACCACTCAGCATTTTGCTGGGTGGTTTTGTTTGTAGGTGGAGATTATGCGGTGTTGCCTAAAATTTATATGATATAGGTATATAGGAGAACTAAATCATACGCTCCTTTCTGAATTTATAGTATAAATATGTTAATTGTGTCTATTCTTAAAAATTACAGTCCAGCTGGAACATTATCATTTCATCCCATGATTTATCTTCACGTTCCTCAACCATGGAAATGAAAATCTTACCGTCATTCGTCTGATAAAGACCGCTTATCCAAGGATAATTTGTGCCGAAAAGTTCACCATCTTCTGCATCTCCGATGTAGTTTCCGTCATTATCCCAAAGTGATATACATCTCATATTACCATCTATAGCTAATATTCCGTTATCTGTCTGAACAGCACCATTAACTGAACCTAAAGTACCATTATCTTCACCAGCAAGAGTTCTTATATATTTTCCATTATGATCGAATACAAAAATTTTATGTCCGCTTTCATCTGTTGCACTTCCGCTTATAAGAATGTAGTCTTTCGTTATAAAAAGATCGTTAACAAGGGAAACGTATTCCGTACCTATTGGAAGATTTTCTCTTTCTACAGTTCCATCATCTTTTAATGTGACTTTGTTTATCTCCTCAGGATGCACAAAATATTCAACTCCAAAGCTGCCATCACGACTTATCGCAAATTTGTCTTCTATTTTTGGTGCATCAGCACTTTTTCCGTCGCGGTAAACGAGTAAAGGCTCCATAAATCCCGAAATATACACGTTACCGTTTTCATCAGCCGACATAAAACCGTAATCTCCTTCTAATTCTACATTTTCTTTTAATTCAGCTTCCGAACCGTTAAGTTTTAATATATAGAGATGCTGGTCACTCAAAGCATACATTGTATCGCCTGCAATTACAACTCTGTTGTCAAAAATGTCATTTGGCAAGATACTTTCAGATGCGACAATCTGATTTGCAGTAAGTTTATAACTGCCTACATTTACCGTACCTGATTTTGTGATAAGCGGCTCGCCGTCCCACGGATAAGGAGCATCAGTTTCAGTTCCGTCAGGAATCGTAAATTCAATGGTATTCAACACACTCCGAATATCATCACTGTCTGCATCACCTGTTATGGTAATTGTTACAGAATTTTGTGACCCTTCATAACGTGTCATATAAACTGTAGATTTTTCGCCCCAATATTCATGATTGGCTTTTACAAAATCCACACCGCCCAAAGTTACTGTATCAACATTGCCCTCAGCATAGTCTTCAAGTTTGATACCATATGAAATAATGTTCTTACGATATGACATAGCATCTTCACTGTTAACATAAATTTCAATACTTCTCTCTTCTTCACCATCACTGTTCAGGGCTTTAAATGTATTTTCTGTATAACTATCAGATTCATATGCATTTTCCGTATCTTCTTCCAGTGTGTCGGGGATATTTGCTTTCCAGTATTTTTTCACAACATTGTAATCTGCATCATTTTTTGTTTCTGATATTTCTTCGGACGATTCTCCTTCCGAGTTCTTTGTTTCATCGTCCGCCGCTTCTGACGAATAAGAAGTGTTCTCTTTATCACTGTTATCTTTCTTGTTTCCACAGGCAATTGCTGTCAGGCATAAGTTCAGGCACATTATGGCAATAATAATTTTTTTCGCTTTCATACTAATCTCCTCCATTTCAACATTTATTAGCCTAATTTTGCAAATTTTTCTGTATAATCAACTATACAGATTACGTACATCTGATTATCAAGTACATTTTATCATCTATATCATCATCTGTAACTACCACATTCGGAGTTTTAAAAGTTATTTTCATAAAATATAAAAAAATCACCCGTTCAATCAAAACAGGTGAGTAAAAATATGTGTGCAATAGAATTTTTTCTGTATAAATATATACAGGAAACCTATGCGGACAAGTTACGATTTATCTTTCAGCATTGTAACAATAAGCTTGCTGTCAATAGCAGTTGCAATCAGTTCCTCCTTATTTTTAAAGCCGCCTTTTTTTATCATCTCACGGATATGGTATCGTACCCCATCACTTGAAATTCCAAATTTCAATCCGATTTCTGCATAGGTCATACCACGAATGTAACAGCGAAGGATTTCGAGCTGTGCAGGAGATATTTCATCAGAAAGCATATTTTCCATTTCTATTACCGGAGAACTGTCCGGAAAAACCCTTTCGCCTGACAGTGTTCTCCCAATGACTTCCAGAAGTTCCTTACTGCTGTGGTCCTTGTACCAGAGACTGTCAGCACAGCCTGCTTTTGCCTTTGCAAGAATATCAGGATCTATAAGAGATGTAATGATAACAACTTTCGTTTTTGGAGATTTTTCTTTAATACGCCTTCCGGCAGCCAGTCCCGAATGCCTGTGGAGTGTCAATACATCCATTAAAACCAGGTCAATGCCTTTGTAACACAGTTTTTCAGCTTCAAATGCATCGGAAACTACGTCAGCCAAATGAAATCTTTCATCATCAGCAATAAGATTGGAAAAATGTTGTTGTATGTACTTGTTATCCTCCACAATAATCGTATTTATCATAATTCATAAAGTTCCTTTCCCGGAATATTCAGAATCAATGCAAAAGCAGGAATATGTGAAATATACATCTCTCCACCTGATGATTCAACGCTTCTGCGAAGTGAGGAAAGTCCACTTCCTTCCTTTGGTTTCTCTTTAGGCACTTCTCCGTTATTTGTAATCACAACTCTTATAATACCGGGCATCTCATGAATACTCACATCTACCCGATTGCCTTTGGCATGGCGAATACAATTAGTAACACACTCTCTCACTGCGACAGCAATAAGATTTTCTGTCTGCATATCAGAAGGAATATTCCCATCAAGTGTGACTTTTACTCCCATTTCCAAAGCATTTTGCTGTACTTCTTCAAATGTATTTCTGAACACAGAACGATTGCTTGAAAGATAGCTTACCGCCTCTTTTAAAGTTTTCAGCTTTGTTTCTACACTCCCCGAAGAACTGCTTATGATATCCTGTATGGTAATCAGGCTGCGTCCAAGCATATCATGTATATAAACTTTCAGGTCAAGGCTTTCCCTTTCACGGACAGTGTCTTCCATACACTCATACATCTTATTCAGCTTTTCATTTGCTTTTTTGAGTTTCTGATTTTCACATTCCAGACTAACATTTTCATTATACACAAAAGTCACATCCTGTGCCGAAAGCTGAGTATAGCCTTTGATTTCCGAGGTTGTCATTGTATGCTTATGAAACTCAAAAATTCTTCCATCGGGAAACTGAAAAAGATTTTTGCTGCCGTTTATGATTTTTATCCCGCTTGTTTCAGGAGGATTCATCAAAGCAGATTCCATTTCATTCAGCATCTGAGGGTGACTGCCAAGCAGTGTGATTCCGATATCACTCATTTTGCAGTTGCATAAAATAATACGCCCGAATGGATCTGCAAAGCAAAGTCCCACAGGCAGATCATCTATTGCCTGTTTTATAGAAAAAGGTGAAAGCTGTTTTTTGCTCTGTCTGCTCTCACTGAATATTCCAAATACCGATCTTATCAGTGCAATCAGTACTATTAAAATAATCACAATAACAGGCAGCTTAATTTTAACTGATTCATTATGATTGCACTGAACCAGACAAGTTAGCAAAGCAAGATAAATCAGAATAATAATGGATTCCAGTAAAATATGTATTACTTTGCGTCGATAGAACATTTTATATACAAACAAGGCGATACTGCACAAAGCAGATAAAAATACAAACAATATCAAAGCTGTCTGTTCAGTGTGAGAAAGTGCACAGAAGAAAGTCATGTTTCACCATCTCCTTCCAGTTCAAGAACAAGTACCCATTCATCTTCATAAGTAATTTTCACATTCGGATAGGATTCCTGCACGGTTTTAATCTCATCGCCGCAATCAGCAGCAACTCTTATACGTAGCTTGTTATTGATTACGCCGATACTCACCATAACTGAACGCAGGCTTTCCATTACCTGTTCAATTGAATCTTCAAAAAAATCATATGCCCTCGTTGCCGTTTTTCCGGAAAGATATTTTCTTTCTGTATCAATATACATATTGCTTGTAACATTCATAAGCTTTAAAGCATTGACAGATTCACGAAAAGCACAGATGAGTTCTTCTTCCGATATCTTATGTTCAGCATATTCAGACAACGCCAGATGCTTGCGTCGTTTCACAAAACTGCTTAGTACAGCAATTTCAGCAAGAATAATATTGGAATTATAGGTATCCCTTCCGGTTTTTTCATATTTCTTTACCAATAATGAGATTTTGTCAATTTGCTTTTGCGTCGCTTTTACGAGAATGTCATACATACGATTTTATTCTTCAATTACCTGCCATTTGTTTTTGTACTCATATTCCAGTTTCAGAAGTGTATTGCGTTCTTTTAATTCTTCCTGTAATTCTTTCAGTTTACGGCGTAAAAACAGCAATTCTGAAATATCTTCTGTCCAGATAACGTGTCCTCCGGTAATTGACATATTATGGAGCTGCTTTCCTTCTGACAGCATAACGGACTCATTTAGAGCTTTTTTCATCTGCTCTTTTGTAATCTGTTCAGAATCATCAGATGCATAACGTACTTCATAATTATTATCAGTAATTTTGGCATTTATATTTGTCAGGGCATTGAACATCTCATCATATTGTGAATTGGCTGGTATCAGTCTGCACCTGATAAAACTTTCCAGTACAGCTATATATAAAAGCGAACAGGCTATGCTCATGTCTCCGGCAACCAATCTCAATGCAGGTATTTCAAGTACATAGATAACTTCATATATCAGCATGATTCCTATTGGTATCAATGGAGGAATAATAAATCTGTTTTTTTCAGGAATACGGCATTTTATAAATAATGTCACCAGCATGATCAGCGTACAGAAAATTTCCCAGCACACCGTAAGCCAGTAAAACAAGCCATATTCATATTGATCATCTGTCCAGACAGCAGAACTTTCAGGAAAGCAGAATACCATCTGATGCATATCATTGGTCATAACCAAAATAAAAAACAGGATAGTTGGAACAAAAAAAGCATATGCCCATCTCGGCAATTTATATCCTACTGGTTTTCCAACCAAAAATGCAATAAAAAGTCCAAAAAGCGGAATGAAAAGAAGAGGAGCATAGTACAGGTACCAGATATAACGGTTGATAACTGCATCTGTGATAATGAAGTATTTCAAAGTTTTAAGAATAATCCAGAATATCATCAGAGAAGAGATGCATATCAGATATTTTTTTGTTTGCTGCTGGATAATTCTGCGTTGGACTGAAACACCCCACATAGAAAACAATATTATGTGTATCATACTGCGGATAAACTTAGTGATAGTAATATCAACATTCATCAATCCTAATAGGCGGAATATGTATGCAACCACTAAAGTTAGGAGTACCGCAATCAGTAAATATTTTTCCTTTTTCATATTTTTCATTATTTTATATTACTTTAAAATTGTATATGTTCACTTTGTTTTAGAACAACTGCCTGATTGACTTTGTTGCACTTGACTGAATATTATATCTTTATTTTATTATAGCATTCTTGCATACAAAAGTCAAATAATATTATTAAGTATATTGGTAACTATTCAGTTCCCCGTAAAAGCATAGAAAATCCACAATGTTGAAAGCTCAGAAAACCAAAAATAAAAATTGTCCATTTGTCAATTTACAAGAAGTGCATAAGTATGCTATACTAATAAAAAGTAACCGCAAACCACACCCTAACGTTGACGAGGCTCTAAAAAAGTGGTAAAATAGTTCCAAAGGGTTCAACCCGAAAGGAGCTGAGAATATGCCAACGATCAGAGAAGTGAAAACCGAGCTTCGTCACAGGAAGTGGGCAGAGCAGATACAGGAATGCCAAAGCAGATCGTACCGCTGAGTGTTTCTCAAAGTGTCACCTGCACTACAGCCACGGTGAAAACAAAATGTATTGCAAGTGGTGCTGAACCTGAGAAGGCAGAACCGGCTGTTTCACAAAAGATGATCGTCCACAAAGACGGGATCGAGGTCGAAATGCCGACAGATATCTCCGAGGGGCTTCTCCTTACGCTGCTGAGAGGTCTGAAAGACTTAAGGCAACACCGCACAATTGCCAAACGAACAAAAATATGAAGGCGTTTTGAAATCGATTCGCTTCGCTGTAAATTCCCTGACAACTCCGTCCAGCAGACCGAAACCGCAGTCCAGACTGAAAACAACGCTTTCCCGATACACTGTAATGCTTTTGATATAATTTCTGATGAATGTACGAAACCGAAAGGGTTCTTCCTGCAGGGCAAAGAAAGAATCGATCAATCCACAGAAGTCTGCATACCCGACAGCTTCTAATTCCTGCAAATTATTCCGACTGCTTTCGAAAGCGATTCTCTGGGATTCCAGCGTATTGATCTGCTCACAGATCTCGATCGTTTTCTCCTTACTGCTTTGCAGCCGAATGTATTCCAGATTGAGTTTGTCCAGCTGTTCGTCCAGTGCTTTTCTCCATGCAGGAAGTTTTCGGTTATGCCTGCTGATGCACTGATTCAGATGCCGAATCTGCTTTTTCATCTATGCTTCGCAAAACAGCTCCTGTTCCAAAAGTGCCACCACGTAGTGATCCAGTTTTTCACTGTCTATCTCTTTGAAGTTACAGCAGTCGCTTCGGTGTGCTGTACAGCAGTAGGTATGCCGAATCGTATCTATTGCGGCTGAAACGATCTAGTTTATGCACTAAAACGATGTCAAACAATCCTTTTCCGCTGTCTGTGATCATACGCTGAAAGCTTGGTCTGCGGTCATTGGTGGCTGAGTATGCTTCATCTATATAAGTCTCTACGATTTTCCACTTGTTATGATCGCAGAATTCCTTCATTGCTCTGATCTGTGCATCGATAGACTCGGTTCTCTGATGATCTGAGGAAAATCTGGCATAGAGAGCAACTCGTTTGATCTCAATCATATTCTTTCTCCTTCTGCTGCAGCATTGTTATTGTATCACGTTTTCCATGAAAATGCTACTATTTTTGGAGATTTGAAAAGAAAATCTTCACTTCTCACAAATCGATGTGGGAGCTAAGGTAAAAAACTACAGCTTTTACAAACCAAACTTGTTTCCGATGAAAAATTGACAGTCCCGAACGTCACCACTATCTGATTTCGCATATTTTCAGAGTAACGTCGAGCATCTGCATTGATCTTTTTCAGCAGAAGAAAAACACCCTCTATGACTCCATTTTACCGAAACTTTATCAGAATCGATTGGCTGCCACAAAAGGTGCTGTTTTTGCTTTTTCTCGTTTTTCTTATATTTCCATAACTATTATATTTATATTATTTTATATATGATATAAGACAATATTAAAATATATAAATATATAAATATATAGATGATTGCCCTCTTTTGAGGGCTGTCAGCAGAGGAGCGCTAGCGAGTGTATGCTGGCATTGCTCGATGCAATCGGGCGGCACGGTAGTGCGTAGTTATATAGTAGGTTGGAAAATATGTTTTGATAAAATAAATATTCATTTATATATAATTCGACATGACATGCCATAGTATTCGGAAATGCAATTATAGTTGATTCCTTATCTCAGCATCGGCTTTAGGCAACGCATATTTCAATAAATTGTCTGATATTGCAATTACATCCGAAAAATTTCTACCATATTGCTTGCTCCACATTGCTGGGAACACCATTATTTTATGTGATTTACCATTTTCAATTAGGAAGTGCTGATTTTCACGAGTTTCAATTCTATAATCTGATCCAAGAGCATTTAATGGCAACAGCAATTTTTCTTGTTCTTCATAGGATAATTGTTCTGGAAGAATAGAATGTTGACACCAATTTAACAATTGTAGTGCTGCAAATCGATCTAAATTACTCTGTACCCTTTGATTCCAAAAATGCATCAAACATTCATGACAAGCACTATCACACTTTGCCGGGCATTCGCTCAGTACCTTCCTGATTTCAGCCATTAATTCCTCAGTGCGATCTGCTAATGCAGAACAGTAACCTGCACCGCTTGACAAGCTGTCAAATAAGAAAACATCAACAAAGGCTTTTTCCTGTGCATTATCATAACGCAGGCGATAACCACTTCGTATTTCATTGAATTCGATATCCAAAAGGCGACCGCCTGCAAGTGTCATTGCTTCTGCCATAGTCTGACCTGCTCTGTGAATCCATAGCTCTTTGGGATCAACATTAATTTTATCATATGGTAAAGCTATCTCGTACACAACCATATCTGTTCTGAATTGACTGCCCAAATAAGTATTGGTAATTTGTGAAGCAGAATGACGGCAATCAAACTTGTTATGTGGATGCACAAAAGGCTTTAGCAATTTAGAAAGCGGAACGGAATCATCACCCGGGACAGCGGCTCCACATTCCTTGCATACCATAAAACCTTTTGATTTAGGACCTTTGTTCACGATGATAAGCGGATCATCGTCACGCTTTGAATACCTGAGATTATCATATGATTTTACATCTATCATTTCCTCTTCTGTGGGTGTTACTGAATAACTTGGATTTTCAGCATAGGAAATATCAGCATCATCATCGTTTTCACTTTGTTTTCTGCCGTTAACCGGAGCAAATCCCCATGGTTTCAACACAAACTTCTGCTGAATGTTGTCATTTCCACAGAATGGGCAATTTTTCACTGGCGAAAGCCCCATCCAGTTACATGACTGCTCTTCACAAATATAAAGTGTTCTATAATAATCTGTACTCGAAAAATAAGGTCGAGCCGGATGTTCTTGCTCTCCGGGTTTGAATTTTGAGTGGAAACTGTAAATACCACCTGATTTATATACGTCTTTATTGATAACAATAATTCTACCCGGAGCATATTCACTAATTGCCATATCCAAAGAACGATCAGGCTTTTGAACAATTTTCTTTCCCTGATTATCCTCGACATAAAAACCAATTACATCCTTCGGAAACGAGTATGTTGGAAAAATGCCTTCTTCCAAAAGGGTATCAAGAACTGTCTTTGATGAATCACCACTACTTTTATAATTCTCGGGAAAACTTTCAACTTTATGCTTTAGAGCCTCCATTTCTGCCAAAAATTTATCCTTGTATTGGTTAAAATCAAAATCAACACCGTCTGGAATCAGCGCACCCATATCAAAATCCTCAGTTTGCTTACTGAGTATATAATCTGAGAATTGTGAATACCATTGTGTATAGAATTTATCTATCTCTTGCTGATCAACACCACTGTAAATGCTATCAAAGAATTCGGTGATTAGCATAACATTAAAATGTCTTGAAACCAGCTTTGCATTATGAACATCTATCCAAGGTGTACGAGGTTCTCCTGAAATGATTTCTTCAGGATTATGGAAGTAATAGCTATCATGTGGACGATTATCTGCAAAGGTCACAATAGTTGATATTGCGGTGCTTTTACGACCTGCACGACCTGCTCTCTGCTGATAATTCTCTCTCATAGGAGGAATATTTCTTAATCCAACAGCAGTGAGAGAACCTATATCAATACCGACTTCCATCGTTGTTGTGCAACTAAGTATATCAACAGGGCGGTCATTATTTACATGAACATTCTGGAAACGCATTTCGAAATCTTCGGTTGTAGACCAAGTATTATCTCTTTGATCCTTATGCGATAATTGAGCTGTATGCTCCTCTGTATTAATACGAGTCATAAGAGCCTGCGAATCACCTTTTACCGCTTTAAGCACAGGTAAACGCCAGAAATCAATGCCCCTAAAATCGTCAGTGTTCATTAGATGAGGCTCACCTTTACCGCAATGTGCACATTTTCCCCATACCGTGTATGGGAATACTCCGCTGCACCGAGGACATTTATACCACTCATGTTCGGCATCATAATGTAATGAAACTACTTCCATATTTAAGTAGTATGTTGAAGTATAATCGCCTTTAGCAAGGAATTTACTAAGTTGTTCAGCAATTATATTAATCTGTTCCTTTGAATACCCATGTTCTATCAACAATGACTTAATTCTTGTGGGAAGTTCGGTTTCATTTTCAATGCCTAATCTTTGTCTATATGCTGTTAAATTTCGACGTGTAGAATCCGGTATATCAGAGCCTATGGCATATTCAGAAGTCATTATTTCCATTGCCCAAGCGGCAAAAAGTACTTTAAACTCTTCTATTGACATTGAAATATTAGCATCACTAAAAGATTCTTCTATTTCATCAAATGTTTCTCCGTCAATATCACAAGGTTCGATCCAACATAGTCCTGCATCGGTCAACGAACGGAAATTACTACAAAGCTGGCGAAGTAAATGTTCATTATATTGATCAGGTTTATGGCTGAAGTATTTCTTTGCCATCTTGTCATATTTTAATGAATCGCCCTTCTTTTTGTAGCGTTCCTCCATTTTTTCCAAATCTTTAAGCAGGTCAATCTCATTATTTCCATAAAAGAACCTTAACCCATTCTGGTATGCCACCTTCAAAAAGAAGGTATACAGCAAAGACATGGTAGGCTCTTCATCGTTAGATTCTGCCCATTCCTGTAGCTCTTTCGCAGCCACAGTCAGTGCTTTCTTCATTGCATCTTCATCAGCAGCTCTTGTTAAATCTCTTGCGAGAACGGCTGCTTTTTGTCTGCTATCAGAGAAAAGAAGCACTTTACGCCCTTGATTTACAAGATCAGCGTATTTAGGCACAGGAGGCTGAACATAAAATTGCTCAGATACAATATTAAAAAACGGTTCGTTGCCTTTAGTAATAAAATCGGTAGCGTCAAATCTATTTTTTTCACACTTAGGACAACTTTTAAATGTTAAGGTATCAGGTCGACCTTTAGATACAGCAGTACAATAGGCAACATGAAGAAAACCATCTTCGTCGGTATGATCATTATAAGAATCAATTCTTCCAGCGAGTGTGTTAAGCCAACTTACAACCATATCTTTTTTCTTTTTGAATGTTCCATCGTTTGGAATTATGTAAAAAAGGACTTCCTTTAAATTCTCCGTAAACTGAATTCCCGGTTCATTCCATACAAAAGGATTCGAACCTTCCGAAATATCCATGTATCCACGGAGGAATAAAGCACCGCAAGATCGTTCGTTTAACAGTTCGTATATCATACCTCCGCATTCACATCTTGTACCAGGTTTATTTAAGTATACTCTGCCCAGTCCTAAACTGCCATCATGATTTTTATGCTTACACGTAGGGTTTGAGCAAGCGAAGATACCCTGTAATCCACGAAACATCATGTGTAATCTTGCAGGATATAATACTTGATTATTAGCATTTTTAGCAAGAGGAGCAATTGCAAGAAAGGCACTCGTAGCTTTTTGAGCGATTTCAGCTTCGTCATTCGGAAACACTTTTAGAGCAAGCTGATTAAAGCTCATCGCATTTCCTCTTGTTGCTTGCATGATCCTACGCATAGGATTTGTATTGAATAGGCATTTGTACAGCCATACTTCAACAGATTTTTCATCGCCAAAGTCGCAATCTATATTAAATTTTAATCTGTTTGCAAAGTCTGCAATTGCTTTTTTCTTTGTATCCCAGTCGCCTTGCAAAGAATCGATGTCAAAATCAAATAAATCTTGAGCCTTTATCTCCGAAGCAGTTAATTCAATTGGCTCTTCTTTTCCACGAATTATCTTGAAATTGTTATCTTTCTCGTTCTGAGCACTCAGTTCACGGGCAAACTTATAAATTGGTGTATCATCAGACGGAACACTGGCACTTGTCAGTATAAACTGAACACGGTCACGTCCAATACCGAGCTTATGAAGCACTCTTCGGATAAGTAAAGCTACTTCGCCACCAGCAGAACCCCTATACATATGCGCTTCATCAATAACGAATAACAGCTTATTACCATCTGAAGCCTCAAGCCAATTACGAGTAGATTGCCAAATTGATTTTTCAATTGGGCGCATAAGCATATACTCAAGCATTGAATAGTTAGTGATAAGAATATCAGGACAGAACATCTGCATTTCATGTCGGGTAACAAGTTCTGCATCATTAGGATCAGTTAGTATTGCTCCTTGCTCTTCCAGCCTATCTGCAAAGCTTGCAAGATCAGCTTTAGAAGGATATTTACCCAATTCTCTAAGCTTATCTTGTACCTCTTTGGACTGTTTAAGAATATCTCTTCTAATAGTTTCAGCATACCTTACGTTTTCGTCATAATTATTTTCGCCTGGATAAGGAGTTCGTCCGGTATACATTCCGAACTGCGGAATACGAGAACCCGGAGCAATTTTATGAATTACATCATGGAATCCATTCTTGCCGTTACCGATCATTTTTCTAAGACGACCCATCTGATCGGATACAAGTGCATTCATAGGATATAGCATTATTGTCCGAATGCCCCTTATTCGCCATGTTTCAGGCGAATGCATTAGTTCCATTAATAGTTTTGTAGCTAAAGGCCACATAAAACATTCTGTTTTACCGGAGCCTGTTCCAGTGGATACGAATAAATCTTTTCCTCTGTAATAATTTTCTAATGACTCGATCTGGTGAAGATACGGATTTGCAAATACCCCAAGATTTCTATTAATCATTTCTTGAAGAACAATTTTGACATCATTAGGCAGATGCTCAGATTTGTTTATGCCATCCGGAACTGACAAATAGGCATGGTTAGCTTCAATATAAGGCTCTTGATACAGCAACCCTGATTTCTCTAACTCGGATAAACAAGCAGAACGCAAGGAATCATTTTTTCCGAGATATACCGTGCTGATATAATTTATAAGTTTATTTTTCAACGCTTCATGTGTGCTTTTAACTCCATATTTATCCATGTTATTCCTCCTCTATTCGTATGCCTAATGCCTCAAAATACGGCTTGATATAATCCCAAATGCAACCGTACATTGTCCAACAAAGCATATCGTTTATTCGATTAAAGGGCCATGCATAACTTTCAAGCATTATTTGTTCTTTAATAGGAAGATATGTAGATAGTTTAAGATAAATATGATCACTATAACTTTTAGCAAAAGCAACTACACTGTTATTTGCTTTTTTTCTTAATGCAAGCATTATTCTTATATGATACCCTTGTTCTTGTAAAAATGGATCTATTCTGTGCATTAGCTTACTCTTTGGCTTTAGTAAATAATACTCGTATCCATTTTTGTTTATCGTTAATCTGCCAATAATAACCTCGTCAGATACATTAGGAAGCGAATTATCCCAAGCCGTGTAGTTGTTTCTAGATCTATATGCAGGATTAAAATACATCAATTCATTCATTTCAGAAGGCATAACTGACCACCATATGTTTTTAAGAAATTCCTTTAGCCACTCTTCAGCACTTTCACTTACTTCTGATTGCGTTGCGAAATCATTCTTACAAAGCGTCGATATTCCTGAGTAAATGATGTTTTCACCTAAGACTTCACCATATATCGTATCATATCCTGAAATAAACTGCTTTCTATGTGTAATGGAAAGTGCCAAGTTAGTATCAAAGCCCTCGTTTAATAGGTCACCATGATTCAACAATCTGTTTCTTATAATTACGACAGGATTTTCATCGCCATCCTCAGTGTTAAACCATGGTGCTATCTCCGGATTCAGTTTAATGAGCGATTCTAAAACAGAATTACCACGTTCATATATATGTCTTCTGCTCACACCTAAAAGATGATTTTCTTTACTACCAATCGGCTGATCCATAGCGATAGCTTTTACCCAGCTTGACATTGCTGAATATATTACTCGGCACTTAAACGAAGTCATTTCTTCACCATTATAACTTTTAAGTCCGAGATCAGCAGCCATTTGGTCTATAATTGAATTCATTTCTTGTTGTTCCTTAATAATTTAGTCGAGTAATTTTTCGCCACTTCCTATTCCATTTTCGTGGAATAATTCCTTTAAACGATCAGTATTGCCGATTGAACGAGCTGTGGCTATAAGTTGCATAAGTATCAGATTGCTGTCATTTAATGAAGTATTGTATATTGATAAGTATCGTGAATACATGCCGATTTGCACATTACTCAATATTTCTGTAAACTGCTTGATTGCTTTTTTGATATTCTTATAAGTCTTAGTATCAATAGCTCTATAAAAGTCGAGACTATTAAGAATGGAAAATGAATGTAAAGGCTCAACTCCATTTTTCTCAAAGCCGCTATCTCCATCAATAAAAATTGCACGACTCCATACTCCGGGCATAAGCATTTTTGATGGAGTGCCTTCCAATGATAGGAGTATAATAACATCATTCCAGTTTTGCATAATACTTGAAAGTGCATTAAAAAGACTAATAGAATAATTATCAAAAATTCCGTGGATAAGATATACCATAGGCGATGTTTTGCTAATATTGTTATCGATAGCGGTGGACAGTTCCTCAATGCGGATTCCCTGGGTAGGGATAAACATTTCAGATACAGTACCGTCATTTAGAACAGCCGCCAAACACTGAGCTATAAGTTTGGCATTTTCACTTATAACCAATGGAACCTTTTCAAAAATTCCAAAACTGACAGCTTGTGATATTTCGATCGATTGCTCATTATTATACCCGATACGTGTCAGATTTTCGCTGAATTCATCTTCAAATGTATCAACATCATCAATTTTTCCGTCTTCCACACAATCAATATGCGAATTGAAAACCGATAATTGATTTGAAAGCAACTTTTCGTTTGTAACAACAGTGGAAGATGATGGGGATACGAATGCCATACTACTAATAAAATCAGCAACATTTTGTTTTGCCTTTTCAATTTTCAGAGAAATCTTGGCTTCAACTTCTGATGCAAGCTGCTCTTTCTGACTTAGTGCTGATTGTAATTGTTCCACTTCATTAGATAACTTATCTCTATCAACTGTTAATTGATTTATTTCACTCCGTTTGCTTGCAACTGAACTTAATATATCATTTAGTTTAATTTCAGCCTCAGCAAGCTGTTTTTCGTTTTCGATTTTCCATTCATCTGTCAACTGTTGCTTACATAAATTGAGTAACTCTGCATTTCCTTGTATAGCACGAGAAATGATAGTTGTATCAATATCGGCAGCTGACAAGTACTTGTCAGTCAAACTGATAAAACCATCAATGTATTCTTGTGCTGTTTCATTCGAGCAATTGTAGGAAAGCGACAATTCTTGAACTATAGCCTGAGTAGGAATAGCCATCAAATAGTTTCTACAGTGCTGAACTTCTTTTCTTGATAGCCCATATTCACGAAGATTAGAATTAGTAACCCGAGAAATGATAAGGGATTTAACCGCTTCATAAGGATCGCAAACTTGAAAAATAGACTGTGGTATTCCGAACGAGGAATACTTATAAATTCTGATGCCGGCAAGTTCAATTACGTCAGATAGCTTAATGCAATACTGTGGAAGTGTATAAACATTCGATTTAAGGGTTATTTTATTATTAGCACAGTCAAAATTAGCAGATGAGCAAAGTAAGCCGTTTAAGACAGAATCTGCTTTATATACAAACAACAGCTTACTGCAAGAAAATTGCATTGATATTCCGTTTTTTAGCAAGGAAACTACATCGTCAAGTGCTTTACAATTTGACAACTGAACTATCTGCGTAAGTTGAATACTATTGCAAAAGTCAGTTTCTACATAATCTTTGCTAGGGTCAGTATCTCTGGGGCTAACATTCCAATTCCAAACACCTATAGCTTGATCAGCATCAGGTCCATTTCGCCAATATAAGCGATCTCTATTAGAAAAATAATGTGAAATTGTTTCATCAGCAACAAACGGAATAATCTCTCCGCTCACCGTAATATCAGCAAGTCTAGATATCCATCGCTGGCCATTGTAATCATATAGAATTTGACCTATTGAAACGTACTGATAATTAGAAACATAGGACGGAGATACTTCGTTTCCAACATATCTTTCCAGTTCTCGATAATGCTCAAGTTCATGTTTCATATCAGATATAGTTGATTCGGCTATATGGAGCTTATTAGTCATATTGCTTAATAAACCTTGATCATTCTGTAATTGTTCATTTACGCCATCAAGTTCAAGTTTTAATGCTTTCTCACGTTCTTTTCCTTCATCCAATTGTTTACTGATTGTCTGGATTTCAAAAGTCAGCTTTTCAATTTCCGTATTTTGTAGTTCAGTATTCTTTTCTTCAAGAACAATATCAGAGGTTTTCTTAATAAGAGATAATGCATCGCAGAGTAATTTCAAATAATCATCTGTATATTCTCGCTCAGTCAACTTGAAGTATAATTCTATCCTATCGCAGAAAACGCAATCGGGAATAGTTTTTAGGAGAGCTTCTCCTGATGAATAACCTTGTTTTTTGAGCAAATCACAGTTTTCTTGAATCTGCGACAACCACATGGTAACTGCATTATTTATAAGTGCTTGAATAAACGGCTTGTTTGCATATTTGACAAGAAACACTGCTGTTGATTCATCTGTCATTTTCTTTACAGTAAAGCCTGGTTTTATCTTGTTAAATTCTTTTGGGTATCTCTGGAGATACTGTCTAACTTGCGGAAAATCCATATGTTCACAGATATATCTTGTTTCATCTGCTGTTAATTTTGTAAAGTCGTACATATGATTTCCTCTCTTTCATCAGCTTATTTGTTATTTGATATTCCGAGCGATAAATCCAATAAGCGCAATTGTCGGACTGTTTCAATATGAAGCATATCATTAACCATTGTTCTAATTATTGCTTGATAGATTTTGTCATACTGTTTGCATTTTAAGTATTGCAATATATGGTTTACCCACAAAGGAATAGGTATCAATTCTCCCGTCGCAGACGTCTTGATCTTTTGAGAAAATTTATTTATATCTGCATTCAATGCTATTTTATTAGTAAATTTAATGCAATTATAGATATTGGAACCTATAAGTAAAAATATTTCAGCAATTCCTTGATTTTCGGATATTTTGGTTTGCTGTTCTCTAATTAAGAAGTGCTTATAGACTTTTTCGGAAGTGCCGAAATACAAATCAAATTTGCTGTTTGATTTTAACAAAAAGCCTTCAGCAACTTCACTTTTGCATATTTTAATTAATTCATTTTCTTCTCCTGCTGAATTAATAAAAGAAAAGTCATATGAATAGCTGCTATGTTGAAGTGCCTTAGCAATAAAAGCTACTTCTCTTCCAGCATATTTTCTGTCCACAGATAAAATTGTTGGATAAGAGCCGAGCGATAACTCAACTGTATGAACACCCTTTGATACAGTTTTTACTTCTTTTCTGTATACGGCATTACCAGAATAAGAAAAAACATTTGGCTCAGCATTACCACTTGAAACTACGCAAACTACATTTGAATCATTTTTTACGGGAACCATATAATCCTGCTGAACAACTGGCGGCCATACAGGAATCAACTCTGGTGGGCATTCTAACAGCCACACGCCAAAATTCGACTTCATATATGAGCTAATATGCGTAAAATCTTTTGTGTTATCAACTGACACATCAATCATAAACTTTATTATTTTGAAAGCTGTCTTATTGATTATGATCTTTCCAATTGTTGCTTGTCTGATATTTGAATGATAAAAAAAATTATTTTTAACAACGGCATAGTAATATCTGTTTGTAGATATGCTATCACCTCTACGAACCTTTTTCCCACCTGTTTCACTATAAGAAAAAATAGCACCGTTTGATTCAAAACCATCTGCATAATCAGACCATTTTCTTTGCAGTTCAATGAACTGTGTTCTTCCTTCAATTGAAATTGAGTAGTTCTTTCCGTACAATGGAATGAAGTTTACTGGTATAAGTGTGGTATTATCCGGCAAGAAATTGGATGGATCGACTTTGACGGTTCTACATTGCTGATATGAGGATATTTTAACTGTACAGTCGAATTTTGCAGCATTGTCTAATGTTCTACTTCCGAGAGCCGGAAAACCTATATTAAGTTGAAAATTTCCTGTACTAATTTGAGTAATAAACAAAGGTAAACCAACTCTTTGGCTTAAGGTGAGATTTAAGCGACCGTCAACTCGCTTATCACATTCAGGTGTTCTATCAGTCTTTTCCTGATGATAAAACTGATTGGGATGACTTCCGCCCTTAGCACGAAAGAAAACTATTTCATTACATTCAGGACAGTAAAAACGTGTGCGACGTTTTGGAATATAATACTGGTTATCAAAATCATCAGCATTTACCTCGATTTCAGCCCCAATTTCATACCTGTCAATCGCATACTTCATTATTTCCACCCCTATCCATGAATAGTATCGTATTTGATATGGTTATACAAACCCTTTATAACTCCCAAACCCCAGCATATACACCGCCATAGCTACAGCAAGATTCTCATCATCAATGTTCTGTTTCTTAGCAAGTTCTTTCAGCTCGTCTATGACAGTATCGTGTGGGACAACAGATTCTTCCAACTCATCTACTGCCTTTTGAATGGTAGATGGCAGCATCATACACATTTGATAGAAAGCATCTTCCTGCCCTGTTACAAGAGCATAGAACTGGTCAAGACTTACACGTCGAATCAATTTATGACCGACCTTTTTCTTATCAACGGTAGTCTCCCATTTGATGTTTTGCGACTTCTGAGCAATAGCTTCAACAAGGAAACAAGCACAATCATCGTCGTTAAGAAGCTGGTTTTGCATCTTAATAAATGTTTTCCCTGCTGATGCAGAGTTCATAGTGTTATGTTTGTTCTTCATCTCAACATAAATAGTATGTACTACGCTGCCATCAGGCAAAGAAATGCCATCTGGATTTTCGTAGATTACATCCCAGCCGCCTTCTTTTCCATTGTCGGGAACACGGCAATTGTCAATATACTGAAATATACGTTGATGAAAATATCCGATGTCATTGTTATTGGATTTGTCACGCTGACGAAAAATCTCATTGCTTATGATTTCTTCCCACGAAGCCTGATAGACTGTTTTGTCAAATATCAGTTTGATAGGATCAATAATATTCTTGTTAAAGCGTTTCAAATCGAAGGATTCAAGCTTTTCACCATATTTTCCAATAGTTTTCTTAACGTGTCTTGTAAAATCTTCCTCACTAATAAAACTCAAATTCCACATTATAATAATTCCTCCAACGCTAATTTAATTTGTTTTGCAATATCATAGGCAAGATTTACGGGAACGGCATTGCCAACTTGTTTATATTGAGAACCGATACTTCCGCAGAATTGCCATTCATCAGGGAAACTTTGACAACGGGCGTTTTCACGAATTGTAAAAGGACGTGCTTCAAGTGGATGACAGCGATCTGTTTGTTTTTGACTTGGAGAGGTGAGTACTGTGAGCGAAGGTTCATCAAGACTCAATCGGCGAAGAATACCTGTTCTGCCACCCTCCATGTACCAACAACTTTTCATGTATTCTTTGGCAACATCTTCGGGAATATCTCTCCAGTAACCACCCGGAGGAACAAGTTCAAATATCTTACGTTTATATTCCGAATATGGTGTACCATCGCTTTTGGGACAATCGAGTAGAATATCACGTAGAACGGGCTTGTATTCATGAGGTGCAGGAAAAGTAAACTTAATTTGATTGGTTAAGTCATTTCTGATGCCTATAGTGATAAGTCTCTCACGCTTTTGAGCAACACCATAATTCCAAGCATTTAACACTTTTTTCTGAATGGTATATCCGGTGCTTTCAAAAATTTCAGTAATAGTTTTGTATGTTCTGCCTTTGTCGTGCGTTAGCAGACCACGTACATTTTCAAAAAGGAACATCTTTGGTTGAAGTTGTTCTAAAAACTTTGCATAGTGATAAAACAAGGTTCCACGTGCATCCTCCAGACCAAGTCTTTTACCTGCATAAGAAAAGCTTTGACAAGGTGCACCCCCCGACAAAAGATCAAGCTCACCACGTTGCAAGCCGAAATATTGTTGCAAATTAAGGCAAGAGATATTCGCAATGTCATCATTAATGACTCTCCATTCAGGCCGATTTCTGCGGAGAGTATCAGATGCATCTTTGTCTATCTCTACAAGACCGAGGGTATGAAACCCAGCCTTTTCTACTCCAAGAGCAAGACCACCTGCACCTGCAAAAAGTTCAATGGTAGAGAACGATCTTTTTTCCTTTTTTGTAGTAATATCCATAATATCACCAATATTGCAATTTAGAACCATGCAAATCTTTTCAAGACTTTCAAGAGAAACAGTTTCATTCTTTCCCATACGAGCCATGACATTAAAACTGATACCCGATGCTTCTTTCAATTCAGTTTTATTCATTCCTTTGTCTATTAATAACTTCCATAGATTATTGTAGCTTACTGCCACCATATTTTCTTCCTTCCTGTATTCTTTGATATAATAATGGGTTATAAAAATTATATCATAAAAAGTCGAAAAAGTCAATTCATCTCACGAAAGCGTTAGATAATCTTTTCTAAGAAAAAATGCATTTCAATTATATTTCTTGAAACGCTTTACTTTGCAGGCACACCTATATTTAGAAAAAGTCTATTTTGAGCGTTTCCAATTTTTATCAATTCAAAGTTGACCTTCCAATCTGTCTTCATGTCTTTATCTGTAACTTTCTTGCTACAATGTTTTATTCAAAGTTATTATACCACAATATGTCGAAAAATTCAAGTGATATGTGCATATTTTTATCGAAAAAATCAACTATTTAGAGATAGCTTATTTTATTTCAATCCGGCACACCTGCCCCACACCAATCACCATCCCATCTACAAACTTCATCACTCGCTTCTCCGCATCATAGAATCGAAAATTCCCGGTATAGGTCATATACCTGCCGCCATCTTTTTTGGCATCCGGTTGAAAGTATGTTACCATTACCAGCGGACGTTCTTCCTCATGCTCCAGCAGTTTCTGAAATGCCTGATTCAGTGCATCGATAGCGTCTTCCGACAGTTCTTCTCTGCCGTCGGTCGATCTGGCAGCTTCTCCGATCTCCTCGTCATAACCAACTAATGCCGCAAACGGAGCAAACTGTGCTGCACGGCTTTCCAAGGACATGGGCGTATGATGCTTTAGCTGATAGCGTTCATGATTCCGGATGTCCTCATAGTTCCTCATGCCTTATGCCCTCCAACCTGTTCATTTCGTTCTATGGTCGTTGCACCTTCCCGAAAGTTCATGCCTTTCAAGATCGCATTTTTTCCATAGCGATCCTTGATACTTAGGATCGCTTCCTGCAACTGGTGCTCTTTCTTCAAGGACACTTGCTCCTGTTTTCGCTTTTGTTCCTGTGCCTCCACATCATCAAACAGGCTGTACTGCATCACTTCTTCCTGTACTTCGCCCTCTGGAATTACATGATTCGCTGTGATACTCATTCTCCGCACCTGTAATTCTGGATCAACGATCTGGTCGTAGAGAGAAAGTACTTTTTCCATGATGCGTTTGGTAGAAGAAGTCTGCTTTCCGAGGTTCACCGAACCGTGTGCGGCTTTGGGGACTTTCTTGCCGTAGCGGTCTTTTTTCAGTTCACCCCGGTATGTTTCCGGGATTCCGGTGTGATCGTATCCCACCATCAAAACGATCTGATCTGCAACCATTTTCTTTCGCACCAGATCCAGCACCAGCAGCTCGGTCATTTCCCGAACGATCAGCCGTCCCTTCTCAAAGTCGTAGGGACAAGGAAGCACCTGTCCCTGACTGATGCTATGCCCTTTGGGCTGATAGCTTTTGATTGCCTGCATGGTACATGGTTCATACCCCCAGGCATGGTCGATCAGCAGTTCCGCAGCCACACCAAACATCCGGAACAGCAGATCTTCTCCATGCTCTGAAAAACGTGCCAGATCGCCCATGGTAAAGATCTGCATCTTTTCCAATCGCCTGGCATAGCCGCTGCCAATTCTCCAGAAGTCGGTCAGTGGAGTATGACTCCACAGCTTTTCCCGGTAGGACATTTCGTCTAGTTCAGCGATTCTTACGCCATTCTCATCCGCAGGAATTTTCTTTGCAACGATATCCATGGCGATCTTAGCAAGATACAGATTGGTTCCAATGCCGGCAGTCGCTGTAATGCCTGTCTCTTGCAGTACTTCCCGGATCATCTTTCTCGCCAGTTCCTGCGGTGTGCAGTGATAGGTTTTCAAGTAACCTGTTGCATCGATAAAGACCTCATCAATGGAATACACATGAATATCTTCCGGTGCAATGTACCGGAGGTAGATCTCATAGATCTTTGTACTGATCTCCATATAGTGTGCCATCTGCGGCGGTGCAATGACGAAATCCAACTGTAAAGACGGATTCTGACCAAGTTCCGAAGCAAGGCAGGATTTTCCCATAAATTCGTGATTTGACAGCTTTTGCAGACGCTGTGCATTGACTCGTCTCACGGTTTCGATCACCTCAAACAGTCTTGCTCTGCCTGGAATGCCGTACTGTTTTAAGGCGGGCGTGACCGCAAGGCAGATCGTCTTTTCCGTTCGACCGGCATCTGCTACCACCAGATTGGTATTCAGCGGGTCAAGACCTCGTTCCACGCACTCCACAGAGGCATAAAAACTTTTCAGATCAATGCAAATATACGCTGCCATCATGACACCTCTATTCCTTCTGATTTCCTTACTAGTAGTATATCATATTTTGCCCAAAGATACAAGAAAAGCCCTGCATTTCTGCAAGGCTTTCCCGTTGTAGAGCAGTCTTTATTTCACTGCTTCATATAAAACGCACACTCGTATCCATCTGCACGTAAAAGCAGACCTTCTGCCCATTCCGGCGTTTGTCCCATCAACTCACAAACCTGTTCCACAGAAACATCCGGCGTGCATTCCATGATAACTTCATCATGCACATGACCGACGATTTCCATGTCCTGCATGTTCTGCATCGCATATAGGAGCAGGTCTCTTGCCACACCCTGTGTAATGTTCTCCACAAGCTTTGCTCCGTAGGTCTTTAACCGATTCCACTTGTGGCTGTTGTCTATGCCCTCGTAAGTGATGATATTCTTGCCGTTGTCATCTTTCTCAACTTTTGGTCTTACGTAAGCAAGCCGGCGTCTGGAGGGCAATTCGATAAAGAAGATACCGGACTCATATGAGAAACGTAATTTGCCGCAGGTCATGCCGCACTGGTCTGTGATGACCTTTTCTGCCGCACGCTGTACATCACCCCAGAACTTTACAATGTTGGGAGAAGAGCTTCTCCAATCGTCTACCAGTTTGAACAGATCATCATCCGAAAGCTTTAATTCCGTGCCGCCCATTGCCTTGATCGCACCAATGGAGCCGCCGTAACCGCAAGCTAACTCTGCTATTTTTCCCTTTTGCCGCAGATGTCCGTTTATACCGTTTTTCTCCACTGGGACACCGAACATTTTCGATGCCGATGCACAGTAGATGTCCTCACCGTTGGCAAATGCCTGCATTCGCCACTTCTCATCTGCCAGCCATGCAAGGGCTCTTGCTTCTATGGCGGAGAAGTCTGCGACCACGTATTTCTTTCCTTCCGGCGGGATGAATGCTGTGCGGATGAGCTGGGAAAGCACATCCGGAACGTCATCATAATTTTCCTTTATGGCATCAAATTCACCGGTCCTGATCTGTTCCTTCAGCTCTGCCAAGTCGTCCAGATGATTCTGCGGCAGGTTCTGCAGCTGGATCAGCCGTCCTGCAAATCTGCCGGTGCGGTTGGCACCATAGAAGCTGAACATTCCTCTTGCACGACCATCTGCACAAACGACACGAAGCATCGTGGTATATTTCTGAACGGAAGACTTAGAAAGCTGCTGATATAGGCGAAGCACTTCCTGTACTTCCTCCGGAGCTGATCCGGAAATTTTCTGCATGAACTTTTTGTCCAGCGTGTCTGTTTCAATGCCCCTGCACATCAGCCATTCTTTCATTTGCACCGGAGAGTTGGGATTGTCCAGTTCAGTAAGCTCCTTGAGCTTCGGCAGAAGCGCTTTCTTTACCTGTCCGTCCAGTTCAACTGCTTTTTTCGCAAACGATGTATCCACCAGAATGCCCCGGTCATTGATCTCCTGATCGATGTAGAACTCCTCCCACACAAATTCCGGCACCGGAAATTCAGAGAGATACCGCTGTATTTTCAGTTCTACTTCCACATCACGCCGGTTGTATGCCTTGAATTTTTCCCACTTCTTAGGAGCATCCGATTTATCATGAAATAAAATACTTCCATCCGCTTCCTGGTGCAGTGTGCAGAAGAATCGGATCAGCTCCTTGCCCTCTGCCATCTTCTTTTCTTTTAGCCGGAGAAGTCTTCCCATGTCGTCCAGTGAGGACAGCATACCGAGGTAACGGCAGTGTATCATGTCACACTGCCATGATACCGGATCCAGATAGCTGCCTGTGGAATCCTCAAAATCAAGCATCTCCGGATACCTTCTGCGTAGGTATACAGAGAGGCAGATGCGTTCGAAATTGACATGGAACGCCTTTTTGATGACAGTCTCGTCTGTGAGTGCATTCCGAACATCGTCCGGCAATGTTTCGCCGTTGGCGATGTCACAGGTCGCTACCGGACCATTGTCCACAGCGTAAGAGACCAGCAGCAAGTCGAAATACTCCGACTCTGCATAACGGTATACACCGCAGTCCTTGATATTCTCGTCAGATGCCGTTTCAATATCTATGGTGATCTGTTTCATTTTTTTATGCTCCTTTCCTGGCGGAAACCCTTCTTGGTCTCCCGATCCACACGAATGTTTTTCTTGAGATGTACACGAACTGTATCATCGACCTCTATCCGATCGACCGTATCTTCCAGAAAGCCGAGTACGTTCTCGTTTCGGTTTTCCATAACATATTCTGTAAATCTGTCACGGATCCGGTCAATGTCCTCCGCTGTAAACACCTTTTTGGCAGCCTCATATTCGCTGATCCGACGGTCGATCTTTGCTATCCGCTTATCCAGTCTTTTGATCTTGTCGATGATGGATTTTGTACCGTCTCCGTTCTCAGCGATATCCATCAGATTGCCGCACCGTTTTTCTGCATTTTCCTTATCACTCCGCAGTACTTCTATCTGCAGGTCGATCACACGTTCCTGTATCTTGCCGTATGCGTTGAGCTTATCGACAAGCTCCTCATAATTCTCGGGAGAGAAGATACATGCCCGGAGTCCGTTGATGACCATATCGTCCAGATACTTTTCGTTTACAGTCTTTACAGTGGGACAACTACAGCTGAACTGGTACTGTTTGACAGGGGCATTGTTTTTGCTGGTCCTGCTGTACTGTACATGACCGCTGAGCTTTTTGCCGCATTTTCCGCAGAAGACCTTTCCGTTAAGCGGATAATAATTCTTACCGTTGTAGTTGCGGATCCGGTTCTTGTTGTCATGGAGCCGCTCCTGCACCTTGTCAAACAACTCTTCGCTTACGATCGGCTCTATTGCACCGTGCACCTGATAGTAGTCCTCTTTTTGCTGATGGCTGTTCCGCATCCCACGGAAATCTTTGGATGCCCGTTTGTTCCAGAAGTATGTGCCGCAGTACTTTTCATTCTCCAAAATCGTTTTAATGGAGGTGCTTTTAAAATTACCGCCCTTTACAGTTGTGAAACCGTTGTCATCGAGCCATTGAGCAATCTGCTTGTAACTCATGCCGGCTGCATACATCTCGAACATCTTTCGGACTGCCGGTGCCTTTGCTTCATCAATATAGAGCTTCTTATCCGAACCAACTGTATACCCGTATGGCGGAAGTCCGCCGTTATGAAGCATTTGTTCTGCGTTGACCCGAAGCCCCTTCATTGTTTCCTTGCTTAATCTTCGGGAGTATTTTTCAGCAGAGGCGGCTTCATCAAGGATCTCTGACATACAATCCTCATCCATAGAATTCAGCCCGTCTGTGGTAATAACAGCGATTCCTTTGCATTTCAGGGTATAGATATCATTCAGCTGATTGCGGACGTTTCTGTGAAGGCGGTCAAGGTGATGGAGCAGCACGCAGGTCACTTCCGGATGCTTCTCCAGATATTCCATCATTTGCTGATAGCCCGTTCTGTTTTGCACAGAAGTACCGCTCTTCGCCAGGTCATGAAAGGCTTCCACAATTTTTAGGTGGTTTTTCTTTGCGTAATCTTTGATTGCCTGTTCCTGCGCACACATGCTGTTGTTGTCCACCTGATTCAGAGAACTGATCCGGCGGTACGTCACAGCGAGCCGGGAATGTGCAGATCGATCCATCGTCATAACAATCTCATTCCTTTCTCAAAAAAACATCTTATCTATATTAAGCTGAAGGTGCTTTACCACACCCTTCAGACAAAATATGCTTCATCCATTTCTTCCGGTTTTTCTGCTGTTTCTACGTAAATTCTGTAGAGCAGCTTTATCACGCTTTCGGGCAGTTCTGCCCCTGATTTATCTGATACGGTTTCCATGCCGGTATAGACATGGCAGCCGTTTTTGTAATTTGTATGTTTTAGGAAATTTCTATCAAATTCGAATTCCTTTGCCTTCATGCTTCATCTAACCCTTCATAATGTGTTAAAACAAATTCCAGTGTCATACAATCGTCATCTCCCGTTCCCTCGTCCGGCAGGATGATCTCGTAACAATTTACCAGCGTCCCGTTAAACCGCTGCCGATTTTTCAGGGCATTTTTCTTACGCCGAAGCAGATAGCCGGCTGCATCCAGTTCTTTTACTACCAGATCAGTGTTGGAAGCCCCGTATTCTGACAAGATTCGCAGACACAGCTCATCTATGAATGCGACTGTATGATTGGCTTCATTCTTCTTGATGCCCTCCTGGTACGGGTGCATTGCAGCATAGGTCACCAGGTGCTGATAGTACTTGTCAGCGACATTCGTTTTCTCACGGATCGATCCATGGTTCTCTGTCAGAATGGCTGTGATCCCTTCCACGTCCATCGCTACGCCATGATCAGAAAGGACCTTTGCCGCCAGAAGGAGCAGTGCATATTCATTGATCAGCCGTTCGGTAAGATCAAAATGTTCTGTTTCTGCAATGGCATCCCTCATAGCGGTTCTGCATTCCTCGTACTTTGCCTGAATGGTTTCAGGTTCTGCTTCCAGTAAGTATTCAGACAGCCTCTTTCCCAGAATGCCGTACTGTTTTCCGCAAAAGTCATGGATTTTTTCGCTGTGCTCCCGGCTGTCAGTAAACGCCAGTTCAAAGCTGAGCAGACGTGCATCCAAGCCCTTGTTGTGCATGTGTGCATCGGTCAGAAGCCGGCACTCCGAAGACGTGATCATGATCAGCTTCCAGGTATCCGATTCCCGCAGGTCAGCATTGGTATTACAGCGGCTTTTATCTTGTTCCAGTGTCACTGTATAAAACAGATTTTCCATGTTTACACCTGACGATACAGTCGCTTCATCGAAAATCTGCGGTATCCCGAACTTTTGAGCAAAATTTCTGACGATGGCATTTAACGTACCAAAAAAGGGAACATAGATCTTCTTGTCGTTCGGGTTCGTGAACACCGAAGCCATCAATGCTTGTGCAGTGCTCTTTCCAGTTGTTGTCCGACCGTAAAAAGAAATAATAAATGACTGTAATGCCATGCCGCACTGTATACTGAGATACGCCAGAAAAAGGGAAGCACAGCTGCAGCAAAGAGCAAACATAACAGCAGTGTTGGTGAGCAGCCGGTTCAATCCTTCTGTGTACACCGCCAAGGGAACATCTTTTGTGTACTGCAAGATCTTCACTCCTTCTTCATAAGCTATGAACTGCAGTTTTTTCTCTTTCATCATAAATCCCATACCGCAGTACTGTTCCTCGATTTCCAGCTTTGTGATACAGCGGAACAGGTATCGGCTGAAAGCATCTGCATGATCAAAGTTGAAAATGAGACCGTATTTCGAGATTTTCGTGACTTCCTTGGGATACAGCAGGTCATAATCCACATCGACAAGACTGCCGTTGACGCTGAGGCGTACATGGTACTCGTTGTATTTATCTCGATAAGTGGAGTCCACCAGAAACCAGTTGGACAGCCAGACCAAACCAGTAAAGCGGGTGGAGTGGACCGCAAGCAAAAGGAACTTGTTCGGTACCGGAATGACAGGGTAGCAGTTTTCTTTGTATTGCAGCTGCTGCAGCTGATCAGATGAAAGCGGCTTCCTGCCGAACGTTTCAATGCTGTTTAGGATCTGGTCCCACTCTTCCGCTGACATCTCTTTCCGTGTCCCGGCGGTACGTGATAGTTTTCGTACACCCATAAAATTTTCTCCTTTCCTTACAAAAACTGCCACAGCCCCGGCGTGGAGCTGCGGCAGCAATGAACCATTTGAAAAAACAATCGTTAGGTTAGAGGGTGACTATTGCAGCAAGGTTGCCTTTGCCGTCATCCTGTACCTGTGTGAGCGTTCCGCAGCGGGTGGAAGCGTTTTCTGGGAAATCAATGCCGGAGGTTAAAGAAATCACCTCATCTACGACGGCTGTGTCATAGAGAATTCCACCTTTTCCAAGCTTGAAAGAACCTGCCGTGCCGTCCGGAACGGCAACGATGGCGATTTTGCTTTTGCCTAAAAGCACCCTGACACTGGACGGTTCATTCAGAGCTGCATATAAGTCACGGTTCAGTTTCAGACGTTTTGATCCACTCGTGCAGACCACTGACATGCAGCCAGTTCGCTGTTTATCTGGTGCAGCCTCTTTGAAATCTGAAAGATCAACGTATGACTCAGCGGTGGAATTTACCTTTTCAATACTCTTCTTTAAATATTTCGCCATTTTTTAATTACTCCTTTTCTTACACTTCATTGAATTGACTTACGTACAAAATTTTTTCTGTAGTTGCAGCACCACTCTTTCTCAGAATGTTGACAGAAGGACCATCGAAGTGGTATACTGTTACAGACGGCTTCCTTCCGTCTAATTCTATCATAGCGTAATCTAAAAATCCCCGCAAGGATCATCTGGATCATCTGAGTCATTTATTTTGTCGCCTGCGAAAATCACAAATTTCAATGCGGTATTCCCTAGCTATCAGATCTGCCATGAAGCGAATCGACAGCTTCCTTCCGTCTATTTCTATCATAGCGTAATCCAAAAAAACCCGCAAGAATCATCCAGATCATCTGAGTCATTTATTTTGTCGCCTGCGAAAATTACCAAATTTCAATGCGATATTCCCTAACTATCAGATTTGCCATGAAACGAATCGACGGCTTCCTTCCGTCTATTTCTATCATAGCGTAATCCAAAAAAAACCGCAAGAATCATCCAGATCATCTGAGTCATTTATTTTGTCGCCTGCGAAAATTACCAAATTTCAATGCGATATTCCCTAACTATCAGATTTGCCATGAAACGAATCGACGGCTTCCTTCCGTCTAATTCTATCATAGCGTAATCTAAAAATCCCCGCAAGAATCATCCAGATCATCTGAGTCATTTATTTTGTCGCCTGCGAAAATCACAAATTTCAATGCGGTATTCCCTAATTATCAGATCTGCCATGAAGTGAATCGACGGCTTCCTTCCGTCTATTTCTATCATAGCGTAATCTAGAAATCCCCGCAAGAATCATCCAGATCATCTGAGTCATTTATTTTGCAAAATGAAAGCAAATCAACATTTTGGCTAACAGGAGGAACTAGTATGACAACAGATTCATCATGCAGCAACGTAGAATTCTATGGCAATATATTTTTCAATCTACTTCTGGAGACTGCTGATCTATCTATACCCGGAAGAAATTTTAATCCTGACAGTGCACTTACGCAAACACATATGTTCTTTGATTTAAATAGACTGACAAATACAGAATCCGACATGACGAATGATTTTGATGGTCTGTTTTACAATGATAGACTCATTAGCTCAATAAAGAACGCTTCATCTCAATTCAAAAAGGGTACATTCAGCTCCAGAAAAAGCGGTATATACCAATTTAACAATGGTGAAATTATCGCTTCGTTTGATAAACAAGTTGAAAACGAGTATAAAGAAGCTTACATGAAAGCAATTGAGTTTGCCAATAGATATTTCAATAAAGGCAAATCATCTAAGAACAAAAAACTTGTTCAAAAGATCCTGTTTCTGATCTGCAACGACAACACAATTCCCGACGATCAAAATTTATATATATATTCTGATGGTTCCGCTGCAACAAAATCAAAACTAAAAAAAATTGATACCATTGAGTTTGAAGCTTTTCTGCTAGGCGTATGGCATTATTTTATTAAATCACAGCGGCTTCAAAAGGAATTTTCAGATGGAGCTTTAACTTTGGGCGAATCTTATCGGGAAATAGACGTGAAATTGCTTTACAATGACAATCCGATCAAGCACCACGAGGAAGAATCCTGCAATTTTTATAGTCAGCTTAACAAAGAAGACGATGCTTCAGAAAGCAATGCCATTTTGAACAATAAACGCTGCATTAAAAGCCGTGGCAAAGAACCGGGATATTTGACTGTGTGTGATGCACAGATGGCTTTTTACCCTTCAGAACCGGACGAAAGCACAGACATCATTTCTATATTAGAGAAGAATGATGTTGTTCTGTCCCGGAGCGTTTTCTTCTATTTGTTATCGGGAAACATTTATCCCGTTCATCCCAAACGCAGTAGGAATGCTGTTGAAAAATTGTTTCTCGATTTGCTAAAGCTTACTGTAGGCGATTATTATACAATTGATTTTGAGAAAAGCGTTGCACAATATTTTCCGAACAAATTTAAATATCTGCAAACGATTAGCCAAGCCGAATGTTTAGACAGCAGTTCTAAAATCAAAATTTTTTCGAACGCCATGCAAAATAACTATACCGATTTGCTTCAGCACATGATCAAGATCAGAAAAAAATATTTTTGCTCTGCTTCCCGAAATCAGGCTCTTGTTGTGGAACTGATCGAATTCATAAGAAACGATCATAGCATCGAAGACACACAGCAATTTTTTATTTGTACTGATGGCACGGCACTGACTAAGCAGCAATTGTGCGAAATCGAAGGACTTGAATTCGAACCGTTTTTGCTGGGAGTCTGGTACTATGTGGTTTCTCAGCTTGCATCTAAAGACGACTCGGGCGAATATACACTTAATACGGTTTTCAAACTCACTTACAATTATAACGGAAAAGACTGTGAGAGATACCGATCTGGCGACTTGATTTTCGAACAAAGTGATTTATACATTGATCTCTTTTACCTAGACGCATGATTACATCAAAAAAAATCCCAGCCACAAAATGAAATTGTGACTGGGATTTTTACGTTCGTTTGGACTTGTTTTATGATCAGTACTCTTCCGCCAACAACATGGTGCAGTGATCCCCATCATCAATGATATACACCTTTGCTGTGACCGGCTTTTCTGTCTCCGCAATGTACGTCATTTCAAACTGCGGCTGTTCCGAGGTATGATGCACGATCTGCAAACCGTTCTCCTCGCTGAGCCGAAACACCTGCAGGTAGTCTTTCGGTTCGGGCATCTGATCAACAGCCTGCCACATCATCACCTGAAGCTCGATCGAGATTTCCGCATCCACGCCTCGTGTCAGATATCTGTCTTTTGATTTTTCAAACATCTTTTCTGCTCCTTTACTTTGGAATCAAACATCTTGTACAGTTCACCACGCCGCATGGGAATGGTCTCTGTCAACTCCACCACACCAAATCCCATATCCAAAACAATGTCAAAATCATAGGGTCGCACATGAATCGCTTTCACAAACTGCTGAATGAATGTGCGGAACTCTTCGGTATTTCGCTTTAACTCTTTCCACTGGGTATGCAGGTATGCCGCGTCTTCATATTGAAGCGGTTCCAGCAGCTTTAGCTCGTGCAGTCTGGTTTCCAGTTTCGCTTTCTCGTTCTCCAGCTGTTCTGCTCGCTGGAGCAAGTCATCTGTGAAGATGCCTTTTTCGATCGCCCTGGTGATATTGGCGAGGCTGTCCTGCACTTCATTGTACTGCTGCAAAACATCTGTATGATATTTGTCATAGCTGCTGTTGAACTTTTGCACCTGTTGATTCACCTTAGAAACGGCTTTTCTCAAATTTTTTGGCTTCAATCTCTCTCCGATCAGCACAGCAATGTAGGCATCCAGGTAGTCCTTATTCAGTTCCTTGTTGTTGCAAGCTGCACGATGGGTATTGCATCTGTAGGTGGCAAGCCGTGTCTTGCTTCTTCCCGAAAATCGCAGATTGCCGATCATCCGCTTGCCACAGACATCACAGACCAGTTTTCCGGTCAGCAGATAAAACTCCTTGCTGTGATAGCGTCCTGTGTTTCGCTTGTTCTTTGCCTTGATCCGCTGCACCTGTGCGAACAGCTTTTTCCCGATGATCGCAGGACAGCCGCCTTCAATGCGGATGTAACTGTCTTTTTGGGCGTGGTTATTCCGTTTTCCATCTGCTCTTGCCGCTGCCTTATTAAACACAAAAACACCGGTATATTTCTCATTGCTGAGTATCTCGTATAAACTGTTCTTCCCGAACATTTTGCCTCGTTTTGTCTTGTATCCATGGGCATTCAAGTACTCAATGATAGTGGTGTATCCGTAGCCGTCTGCAAACATCTGAAAGATGATTTTTACCGCTTGTGCTTCCTGTTCATTGATAATCAGATGCCGGTTTTCATCCAGATCGTATCCCAGCGGTGGACAGCCGCCGGTGTGTTTGCATTGCAGGGCTGTCTCATTCATACCCTTCATGACTTCCCGTGCCAGGTTTTTGCTGTAGTATTCCGACATGCCCTCCAAAACCGCTTCCATCATAATGCTTTCCGGAGAATCGTCCATGCGTTCCAGCACACTGCAAAGCTTGACATGGTTCTTCTTTAGCTTCTTCTTGTAGATAGCACTGTCGTATCTGTCACGGCTAAATCTGTCCAATTTATGCACCAGAACAATGTCAAACAATCCCTTGCCGCTGTCTGCGATCATCTGCTGAAACTGCGGTCGGTTATCTGTTGTCGCCGACCTCGCCTCATCGGTATAGGTGGAAACCACTTGCCAGTGATTTTGCTTGCAGAACTGATTCATGGCTCGTATCTGTGCATCGATGGATTCACTTCGTTGATTGTCACTGGAAAACCGGGCGTATTGTGCAACCTTTGGTATACTCAGCATCTTACCACCTCAACAGGCAGATAAATGTCCTCACCGTAGCTTTCATCAATGATTTTAACGCCGTGCAGAAACATGCTTTCTTCCAGGAAAAGTATTTCTACAAACTCCATTTCACCAATTGGAAAGTCTGTAAATTCTTCCGGTTCCAGCACGATAAAGCAGCCGATGTCATCCAGATTATCCACTTGATACTCCCGCATCATTGCAGTCATTTTCTTTGCAATGTATGCTTTGAGCATCAAAGGCTGAATCTGATCAATTTCTTTGAGATTTGTTACTTTTATCATTCTGCCTCCTCCATTTCATAAGGTTCTAACGTCCATTCTCTTCTGACTGCCGGCGTGAGCGGGTGGCAGGCATTTCTTCCGATCTGGTACATCTTGTTGGCATGCTGCTTTATCAATTCCAGCAGGTATTTCTGCCGTTCTCTGACACGCAAAGTATTCTTTCCGATCGTGCCCCATGCAATGATAATGGCATCGCTCATTGCTGCATATTGCTGTATGATCTCATCTGCTTCATCAGCAATCAGTTCATCATCGCCGTTGAACCGGAGATCGAGCTTTTCCATGATTCTGCTGTACAGGTTCACGATATTGACGCTGCCAAAACCCAATTTACTGACGTTATTGAGAACCAACATCGTGGTCATATCAAAGTTGACCGTATCCGCTGTATTGGGATTGATCATGATGACCATTGCGGTTGGTTTCTCGCTGTCCCATTCTTTCCGCAAAAGCAAACGGTGCTCTTTGTCGTCTGAAAAGATGGCTTTGCTTCTAATCGTTGTTGTTTCTTCTAACATTTCTTCCTCCCTCTAAAAAAAGAGGCTCAGCATCACGCCAAGCCTCCCACGAACAGAATTTTTACTTACTCTTCTTGACAAGTGCCAGCAGTTCTACACCGCAGGCAACACCCGCCAGAAACATTTCAATTGCAATCGGCATTGATATACTTCACCTCCTCCCGCTCCTGCATTTCGATGGCAATTCCAATGCCGCCGATCACCAGTGTCAGTACCAGTCCTGCGATAAATTCCTTCATGTCAAATTCCTCCAATTTCTAGTTTTGATTTATGCTTCACACTGTAACAGTGTTTTCGCCTCTGTGATTGCTTCTTCCATTGCCTCTGTATCCATGAGCAGTTCTTCGATTTCATCCGGATCGTATCCGACTTCCAACAACAATTGTACTTCTTCTTCCGAAACGCCAAATGTACCGCAGTATTCCAGCAGCAGTTCTTCCCGCTCATCTTCCATCCACCATTTTGCATAGTCCAGTTGATTCCAATTGTACGGATTGAACAGTGAGTGGATGTAGTCCTGCATGGCAAAGGTACTTCTGCTAAGGTTTCCGGCAGAATTGATCTCCAAAATTTCACCCTCTGAAACATCGACCTCGCAGCACTTGTCATTCAGCTTTACCTTTTTCAAAGCATTGTCCAAAATGCTCTTTGTGCTGGCATAGACGTACAATCCCAGTGCAGGAAAATGGTATAAAGTCAGCGGATTATTGCCTTTTACCAAGAACAGTGTGTTGTCATTTCTGAGGATTGTAAAGACAAAGCTGCCCTCCACAAGTTCTGCCATGCGTTTGATGTTTTCCGTGTCAAGGTTCTGCCCCTGTTCCAGAAGCTGGACAGCGGCGTAGGTGTCGGTTTCGATTGGTGTCGGTGGGAGATGATGTTCCCGGCGAAGTTCCCTGTCGTTGTACAGCACGCCGTTGTGGGCGAGGGCAAACGACTCTTTGCCGCAGTGTCCCTCGAAAGGGTGGTTGTTACAGTTCCGCTTCTCGCTGCCCTGGGTGGTGAATCGGGTGTGCCCGATGACCGCTCTCGTGTCCCTGGGAAAGAACAGCTTGACCTTGTGTGCCGGTTTCGGCTTTTTGTAAGTAACGATGCTGCCATCCCGGACGTAGGCGATGCCTGTTGCGTCTGTGCCACGGACTTCCGCAGCGACCGAGAGATAGTGTATCAGCTTTTTCAAAACGGCATTGCTAATCTTACCTTTGTAATCTAAAAATCCAAACACTGCACACATCTTACATCTCCTCACTTTCCATCACGTACTCATTGACGTACAATCTTCTTTCTTTCAGATACTGGATCAGTTCCGGCTCTTCGATAGAGCTTACAAATTCCGACCAGCTCATGGCATCGATGCCCTCCTCAGACAAAGAAATCGCCGCATCACAGATGTGGTTGACCATCTGCAATGTGGCGATGAAGGTGTTGTATTTGAGTGTCCCTCGGAACAGGCGAAATTCGATGGTGTGGTAGTTGTTCAGATTGACCGCAACGTATCTGCCGTTACAGCCGCTTTTCGCTTTCTCTAGGATTTGTTTGCCGGTCTTTTCAAAGCCAAACCTTGCACTCCAGCGACTCATATTGTAGCTGCTTCTGCGGCTGAACGTAAAGAGTTCATTCCAGTGCTTTTCCACAAAGAACAGGATCCGGCTGATGACATCTTCCTGTTCTGCCTGATTGTCGCCAAAAGCATTTCGATTGACGTGAACGTGCAGACCGCAAGTCGATGTCTGATGGGAACGATAGCCCATGGAAACTGCCTCCCGAAGGAGTTCCTTCCAGTTCATTTTCTCTGTGTGGTACTCTAAGGTCATGGGGTGGGAAACGATCTCAAAGCCGTCTTCCAAGCTACCGTCCGACTTGATGTAGATATTTTCCTCATGCACATTGGCAATGCTTTTGAGAGCTGCGGCGTTATCATTGTCCTTGCCGCCTTCATCGACTTCCAGTTCCACGCCGAAGTATCGCTTTCCCTGACCGTAGAAAATGGGTGTAGGCTTGTAACCGTATTCCTCGATCTCGTCCTCAAACTCGTCAAAGCATCTTTCGCAGTAGGGCAGGTCACTGTGCCAGCAGACGATGCTTTCCGGAACGATCTGTCCGCAGGATTCGCAGCGGTAGTAGTGGGCATCGAAGCAGTCCTGGCAGAGGCAGGTGTCTTCATCGGAGACGCTGTTTTGTTCCCAGATGGTTTCGCCGCAGTGGTCGCAGGTAACACAGTGTTCCTCAACACAGTCATCGCAGAGCAGTTCATCGTCTACCGGTGTGCCTTCTTCCTTCGCAAGTTCTCTTCCGCAGTAGTCGCAAATTCTTAATTCTTCCATTTCAAGTTCCTCCAAAAACAAAAATTCCGGTAAGGCTGAAAGATTTACCTTACCGGAATTATAATATATATTTGAGGTTGAGGGTTGATACGGGTTTTGCTGCATTTTCAAAGTAACCCCATGCTGCACCTGCGTATTTTATTTTTAGAAAATTTTGCATGGTAAAACAGCTGTCGCATTGTCGCACAGTTTCTTCGGAAAAGAGAGAATCTCAAGCTTGGGACACAGCCAAAAAAGCACTGGAAACAACAGGAATTTACCGGAATAACAGGAATCTACAGGAAAACCGTAATACAGTAATGTTTTTCTGTCGCACTGTCGCACTATTTTTTCACAAGTGAATTTCAAGACACAGCGACAAAAAATGCGTCGGATATTGTTCTTTCTGACCCCGCATTGAACAAAAGTGCATATTTCTGAGAAAACAAAAAAGCCGTAAATACGTGCAATTACGTATCTACGGCTTTTTTCGCTGCGTTTTTTTACTTTAAAAATACGCATTTCTTCGTGCCAAAGAACGATTATTTTGATACAATGCACCCTTGAAAAAGCTATCGTTTTCCTGTGAGTAGCTAACGTTTTCTTGTATGCACCCGATAGGCTATCGTTTTCTTTTCACATTTTTGCATTAATCGGATTCAAGGACGGCACAAGGATGATGATGGAAATATTTGATGAATGAAATAACGGCTGTGGTCAAATAACCGCAGCCGTTATTTGGCTTCAAAAGTGAATACCAGCCTTGCACATAAGAAATTCTATTGCGTCGGCAGTTTGAGGATCTGATGTTTTAAGCGTACTCCATAAATTCAAGAGAATGCTGGTTTCCATTGGCGTGATAAAACACATTTTAGCAAATAACATCCTTGCTCCAAAATACTTGAATTGCTGCATTTCACTAATGTAAGATTCAAAATCCTGCTGTGTATATTCATTAAGCCAATTACGGGACGGTCTGTTTGTAGCGATCTGCTCAAGGGTAAATATTTCATACTCACCTCTAACTTTTGTACCAACATAACCTCCACTTAACTTATGAATACGCCTTATCTCAGCCTTTTCATCAGTTTCCCGCTGTTGCATTGTAGCTTGTGTGACAAGTTCAGCCAGTTTACAAGATTCTTCTGCCAGTTTACGCTGACGATCTTTATGATCATGCTCTGCTTTAAACCAGCTCTCTCTTCTGTTTTTTCTCTGAGTGCAGAAATCCAAGTATGCTTTATAAGAATCAAGAGAATAAAAACCGCTACTGTTGATATCAATCTCATCAATAGAAATCGGCATTGCAAGTGTATCATTTTCCAACCATGATGGATTACCAGAAACACCTTCCGATAGGTCAGTTTTATCTAAGATGTAGATGCTCCATTTACGTTGAACTTCATCAATAACAATAGCTGTATTGTTAAGTGACTTGTTTAGGATAAATTTGACCGGAAAATATGCCATTTCACGCTCGGAGAACGGCTTTTCTTCGACGTCTTTGTCGACAGTGATTTGTAAGTAGAGATACCCCTGCTCCTCGTAGAGATTTTTCCTTTTTTCAAGTGTACTTGAAGTGGCTGCGTAGTCGATGATATCAACAGCGTATTTCTTTGATGAAGTTTTGATAACAAATGCAGTATAGTGATCTTGAATAATCACCACATCTTCTTCCAGTTGAAACCCATGCTTAGTAGCAATTTTCTCCATTATGGGAGCAAGCTGTCTTTGAATAAATTTGAAGATATCACTCTGCTTTTTGCAGTAATCGCCATATCTACATTCTTCTTTATGACGATGTGCGAAACATTCTGCTCTCTGTTTTCCATGCCGAAAAAATACGGATGCACCACAGTCGCAGCAAGTTAAAGTCTGGCATTTCCTGATTTTCTGCTCAAATTCAAAATCCCGTAATACTTGATAAGCATAAAGCACTTTTCCGTCATATAAACATTTTTCCATAGTATTGACTCACCTTCAAATATTTCTAAAAATATGCGGATAGTGCTTTCTATTCTGTTACTGTAAACTTCTTAACAATCATTTTGAATGTGGAGTTTGGAAAAATCTGATTTGCCGGAATGAAGAGATAACGCCACGGCTTATAACCATTTGCTTCACTCCAATGTGTAACTGTTTCACAGTACAAAATACCACGTTTTTTCTTAGCAATTACATCCGGATTGTTCAAGTCTTTTTCCGCCTTAACCTCAACGAGATAGATTGTGTCATCAGTCTCAACGACAAAATCCGGTTCATAGTTTTTTCCGTGATTGTAGGTGATGTTAAATTCCTTCGGTGACGGACGAAGCCAGTTTAGAACATCCTCATCACGCTCAACAATTCGTGCAAAGGAAAGTTCGCCTTCCTCACTATCAAGTTTCACCTCGCTGAATACACCTTTCTTGATGTCCGTGAACAGAACAGTACGAATGTCACCTGTGAAACCTCCGCCATATAGCGGAACAGAAGATTTGAAGGTAAAGTTGGGGCGGAGATTATAGTTTCTTGTGCCTATGACTTCTTCTTGCAACAGTCCGTTTTCACAATAGAAATGCTGCATCATCTGTGTATAGATTTTTTCAGCAATGTCCCTCTTGTTCATCATGACAATATTCTGCATCCCATTTGTACCAAAGGCACATTCATAGTGACCAATCACCTGAGTTATCAGCTTGAACAGCATTTCCTTACATTTATTATAGTCGATTTCTGGTTTTTTACGGAGTTCACCAAGAATGACACGTTTTGGCTCGTATCCATCAAAGTCAATTACTCCGGCATGGATTCTTTGCTGATCAGATTGATCTTCAAGATTCTGAATCAGCATCTCATTGGTCAGCGGTTCATGGGTAAAGGAAGTCAGGTCAATATCGAAATCCATAAATACATACTCTTCTGCACCTGCATCTGTAATACGAATCTGCGGAATTGGGATGAATTTTGCAATTGCAGCACGATGAGTCTTTTCTGTTCGCTCCTCTGCCCACCGAAGAATGAGTGGTATGCTGTTTTCGTGGAAGGCTTGTGCCAAATCAGGTTTTTCTGTAACAGTGCTGACTGCCTTCTCGGCGATTTCTTTTGTGGTTGTTGGAGTAATGGTATGTGATTGGGTTGTCTGAATGGTTCTATATACCTCATTTTCAACAGTTTTCTGTATGGCATGAATTGCTGCATCAGTTTGTTCACTGCGCTCAATTCCGATTGTTTCATAAACAGAGTTCAGCACTTCGTCAGGCTCTTCCTCTAAATCCAATGCAAGCTGCGGTTCGATCACTTCTTCTGGCTCAATTTCCTCTACCTTGATGACATTCCCAGCTTTGAAGATAGAATCACCCTTTTGTGCCTCTTCCAAAATTTCACGGAATTTATCATGCGCCGTCAGCATTACAGAATCCACATCCGGATCACCGGTACGCTCACCATAAGGCAACCTAAGCCCCCTGCCAACCATTTGCTCACGTAGTATTTTGGAAGCGGCTGTACGAAGTGGAATGATGGTGTAGAGATTATTGACATCCCATCCTTCTTTCAATTTATCAACATGAATCACAATCTCGACAGGGTTGTCCGGCTTTTCTACCTCAAGCAGCAGCTTTGTATTCGCTTCCGATTCTGCACTACCTTGTTTGGAGTGTACTACTACAACCTTGCTTCGATATGCACCATTACAGAAAGCATCAGATTTAATGTATTCCTCAACCCATTTCGCATGAGCAGTATCTTTGCAGACGACCAGTACAAACGGCTTCACAACCGGTCTGCCGTTATTTTTAGCATATACTTGCAGTTTCTGGCGGATTCGCTCATGACAGAGAATACCATCTTGCAACATGAGCTTATCAATCTGCTCATCACCAAAGTTATAAAAATCTACATCAGAACGGGTAACTGCAAACGGAGTCCGTGTATAGCCATCCGCAATTGCCCTTGACAGCGGATATTCATATACTACATTCTTGAACGGTTCTTGGTTGCCGTTCTTTTTCTTTGCCGCCATCAATGGCGTGGCGGTCAGTTCCAAACCGAGCAGCGGTTTCAAGTCGTTCAGAGCTTGCTCGCCCTTTGCACCATGATAATGGTGTGACTCATCCATCAGAAGTACAAGGTCAGGAAGTTGTGCCAATGTTTCAAAGAAGGAATCTCCATAGTATTCGTTAATCTTCTTCATATTAGCATTTTCTTTGTCAAACTTGCTGATGTTGAACACAAAAATGCGAACTTCACTCTGGAATGTGGGAAGTGGCTTACTGCGATAGTCATCACCCGTAATAATCTGCGGTGCATTGACGAAGCAGCTTAAACCCTTAAATACATATTTCGAGCTGTTAGGATCGCCCAGATCACGCTGGAGCTTGTCGTAAATAGTTGTACCCGGTGCAACAACAAAAAAATTCCTGATACCATGCTGTGTGTACAGATAGGTAATGAACGCACCCATCAACCGAGTTTTACCGACTCCGGTCGCTAACGCAAATGTCAGTGACATAAACTCACGCTCAAAATCCGTACAGGTCGGGCAGAGGGCATGAACAGCTCCGAGAGCCACTTTTTGATTCATGCCCTTTTTGAGATTGACATTACTGAGAATTTCGTGCAGAATTTCAAGAGATTTTTTCTGTGGTTTCCGTAAAGACATAACACCACTTATGTAATCTGTTGTGTAAAGGGAAAAATCACTCCTCATCACAATCCTCCTCATCTTCATAAACAGGCGGATGGATGATGTTCAGATTATAATCTGCCTTGTCAAATTCGCAGCGTTCAAGGAGCATCTGCGGAATTTTCTTGATAGTCACGTGCGGATGCAGTTTCTCGATACCCTTATCGAAAGAACAGCAGGCAATCACGAGGTATTCATCCTCTTCCATACTGCCTGTAATCGATTCCAGAAAAGCCACATTTAAATGACGAGTGGTTACAAATAGGTAGGACTTCTCATTGCCGTGGGACTGCTTCCAGAACAACTCACTATCCGGCTCATAGGTGAATCCCTCATGCAGAGCCATAGCTGCTGCCAGCATATCCGCACTGTATTCCGGATTGATGACCGCTTCTCCAAATTCATCTGTATTAATCAGTGTCGGAGCAAGCTCATAGAAATGGTATCCGCCACCGCCATGCCAATTCACTGCCTTTGAGATTCCGCCTTTATCTTCTCCGGAAATAACCATATCCAAACGAGCTTTACAATGTGTGTAAGCGTGTTTCCCCATTTCAATCCCGATATATTTTCTTCCCATTTTATGGGCTACAGCAGCGGTTGTGCCTGAACCGAGGAAGGAGTCAAGAACAAGATCATCGGGGTTGGAAGCAATAGATAGTATCTGTTTGATTAATTGTTCTGGTTTTGGAGTTTGAAACGGATCGTCTGGATTTAATGCTTTTACTTCTTTTTTTGCATCTTGTGTAGTTCCAACTTCTTTATATAGCCATGTTGTCATGGGAACTACTCCACCTTGTACTTCACTCAAAAATGTTTTTTTACGAGGTACATTGTTTCCACTTTTTCCAAACCAAATGCGTCCATCAGCAACAAGTCTCTCGAATTCTTCTTTGGAAGAAATCCAACTTCTACTTTTTGTAGGGGTAACTACTCGCCCACTCGGTGTAGTAATGGGATAGTCTGTACTTGCACTATACGTTCTTGCAGTGAAATCGCTGGATGTCCACGGTCCACGAGGGTCATCGTCTGGATTCTTGTATCGGCTATCCATATCTGCTGTGCGTGGAAGCAAGTTAGGTTTCCAGATTCCCTTACTTTTGGCATAAACCAAAACAAAATCGTGGCTATCTGACATCCACTTTGCATCATTTTGTGGCGAAAACTTCTTTTGCCATATTACAGTGCTGATAAAATTATGTCTGCCAAAAATCTCATCACAAAGCACTTTCAAATAATGCCCTTCATCATCATCAATACTAATCCAGATAGAGCCGTCCTCCGCAAGCAGATTTTTTAAAATTTCAAGTCTCGGACGCATAAGGTTAAGCCACTGACTATGTTCAAGATTATCATCATAATGTTCAAATGCCGACCCTGTGTTGTAAGGCGGATCAATATAGATACACTTTACCTGCCCTGCATAGCGACTTTCCAGTGCTTTTAAGGCTAATAGGTTATCTCCGTGAATCAGCATATTCTCTGTATCCGGAGCTGCTTCCGTATTGGACAGCTCTGATCTTTCTATCAGTAAACGAGGTTCGACATGGATTTCTTTTTCCTTGCCGTACCACATCAATTCCAGTTTGTTTGACATTGTGTTTCTCCAATCAAATTTATGTAACATCATTAAGGAATCCATATCGCCCTTCAGAATATCCCTTTGTAAAAGTAATCAAATTCACGCCTTCAGATTCAAAGTCTAATTTAGGGATGTGTTTTAAATTTTCAAGTATAATGATCTGCCCTATGTCTTTTTGCTTCATGATGTAGCGGAACAGTCCAGTTCGCATACTTTCAGGTGCCACATCATCTACACCTTGATCCAAACCCAACAGTGGCGTATCGACAATTAAAAATCCGGGGTCGTATTGAGCAGTATCAGCAAAGTATTTGCGAAATACTAATGCGGTTACTGTATTGATAAAAGCGCAATAGCCAAGCCCTTGATAATTTGTCTTTTTGTGACCATCAATCTCCACATCGAAACTCGATATGTTAAACCGAGCAGCAGTTGGAGGTGGATCAAAGCAACATTCTGTTAGAATGTCCATGTATAATTTGTCAATGTTCTCCTGAAATTTAGAGTCAAAATACTCTCGTGGGCGATATTTGACATCGGACTCTTTTTCCTCTGGCAACACTCGTAGATCAGTTTCTAAATCTGTAGCAAATCCCTTTATGACATCCAATTCCTTCTTCAATTGAAAATAGGCACGGTACTGTGCAAGAGATTCTTGTAAAGAGTCAACTTTTGGTTGCAATTTTTCCTCTATCAGTTGTTCGACTCGTTTCTTTTCTTCTTTCAAGTTTGCTGTTTCATCTTCAATGGATTTTCGCTCATCTGTGATTTCACTTTCTAATTCAGTAAGCCCATTTAATTGAAGAATGATTCTTGATAATTCGGCACGTGCGGAATCTATGTAAGACTCCCTTTTCCTTGCAGTTATTGTGCTTTCGCAAAAAGGACAGGTTGTATTCTGCGGAATTCCTTTTGTAACTATTTCGCCATCTACGATAAAATTCAAGCGACTTATGTCAGCTTTATACTGAGTGTGCAATTCATGATACCGTGAAAGCAACATTCCAGATTCAGAATCTTTTTCTTGTAATTCTCTTATTCTATCAATTAACTCTCTTCTTTTATTCAATGATTCCTGAATTTGAGCTTCGATGCTTTTGATGTCATCAAGCAATTGTTGCATTGATGCCTCCACATTCACACCTTCAAACAGCTTCATCTGGTCTTCTAAATCGTTCCGCTTTTTGGCTGTAGCACAAATTCTTTTATTGATATAATCTTCTACAGCCTTTTTTCTTGCTACTCGAATCTCAAGTTTAGTCTGCGTCTGTGCTCCCGAAAGATTCTCATCATTCAAAAGTAGCAACAGTGCAGATAGGAAAGGGGTTTTTGCTGTACTTTCGACTGGCTCAATGATAGATATCTCTCTTCCAATTTCTGTGTGAATGTACATAAGCATTCCTAAAAATGTACGAATGTAAAGTTTCTGCTTTTTGAAGTCGGCGTTTTGGATTACTTCACATGGCGTATCGATTCCCATTGTATTTAGCAACAAATCAGACAATATGGGATGTTTATTATTTTTAGTTTTCTTTAAGTCATACACTCCGTTTTCTGCATCGGGAATTGTGGTAGTAACGGTAACTTGACCTTTATGAAATAATCTGTTGATTATAACCTGACCTTTTGGTGTAGCAATAGTCAGCTCTACTTCATTGTATCCAAAGCTCTCATCAATCGGAAGTTTCTTAGAACCTAATGCAAAATCGATACAACGAATAATCGCGGTCTTTCCTGTGTTCGATCTTCCCTGTACTATATTGACACCTTGTCTAAACTCAATTACCGAATCTGTTTTCCCTTCTCCCTTGACAGTAATTTTTTCAAAATACATTTTGCTCTCCTCTTATCAGTTGAAGAGCCTTCTGATTGATTTCTTTTATCAATTCAACATCAGAAAACATGCAATATTTATCGTGTGTTCCTTTGACAGCTGCACGATATTGTTTCGCATATTCTGACGATAAGGCTTCTACGACATTTGCACCGTTTTCATTTATACTATATTTAAACCCTTCACGCGATCTCTTTACTGAAATTAATCCATCTAACACAAGAGATTTTATCGCTTGTATACATCGAGTACGCCTTGCACCTATTTCTTCAAATCGGTAGCTGTTGTCGCCATTAAGATTGATATTATAAACTGAGAACGAAAATCCATAAGACGCAATAAAATCATAATACACTATTCGCTCAGTAGTCATGATTTCTGGCGATATAGTAGACAACAACAACAGGATTTTTAAAGAGATTTCAAATTCAGTGTTAAATATTCTCTTCATACGGATTCACCCATGACTTTATTGTTCTTTCATTTACAAAGATATGACATAACCCTTTTTTCTCTAACGCACCATACAATCCTGAAATATTGTACAGAGCAGACTTGGTTGGAGTAGCATTTGCTGCTTGTTTTAAGACCGCTTGAAGTCGTTCATAGCCATTACTATAACAATCGTCAAAGTAAACCATTTCTATGCAATCAAATGTATCTTCTTTAAGAATACCAAATTGTACATCGCCATCTGAAAAGGATTCTCTGACTCTATGCTCTAAATTTGCTGCACTAAAATATGCTTTTTTTTGATTACTATAATGATTTTTTAGAACGGATGAAAGAGCACTTACATCACTTTTTTCAACTTTTCTGTTTTCTTTTTCGCTATATACTTCCATTAAAGCATCAATAAATGCAAGATTATCGTCAGTCACTCCTTGTATTAGTTGAAGGTAAGGAGAAAGTTCAATCACACTATCGCCGGTATAGACCTTTCCATTTGAATAACGAACAGGATGAATTGGTACTGGAGGAATTATTTCACCAACCTCACTTCTTTTTTCAACAACTCCAAAGTTATTAGGCTGTGGTTCGCCGAGTGCTTCCTTTATGTACGAGTTGAACAGTTCTGCACAAACTTCACTAACATTGCTGTCATTGCAATCTACATTTTCGTTCAACAAGTCTTGGCATAAATTCATTTTAGCATCATAGGGTAAAGCTTCAATAGTTGTCAAAAAATTTGATTTGTCAAAATGTGCAGAAATCATTCTTGCAACATCATCTGGTATGCCTCTTGTACCATTAAGAAGTTTTTGAGCAGCACTTTTTTGCTTTTCACTTGTAAACGGATAGTAACGCTCTGTTTCATCGAGACGTATATCTTCATCAGTTTCAGGTTCTTTCATAAATAAGGAAAATATGTATGCACAGTAATCAAGTGCATTGCGACGATCAGCTCCAACATATTTTCGCAAAATAGTAAGTAATGTAGAAATCCTTATCATGAATTCGCCCTCCTTGATAGTAGACAAGGATTGTCCGTATCTGTCCACTCTTGTCCTTATTTGCAATTTTTTATTTGTTATAATTGACTTGTAAGCAAATCGCCACATTGCGAAATACTCTAATTCTAATTATAGCATAAAATGTCTAAAAATGCAATGGGGGAAACAGTATTTTTGTTAAAAGTCGAAAGGAGACAAGTTATGACAAATTCAGAAAGAAAAAACAAAGAAAAAGCCGCGGCCTACCTAATTTCACGCATCAATACTTACTACGATCCTTCGGTCAGTGCTTCTTTATTGGAACTTCATGGTGGTACTCCAACAGATATCGGATCGTGGGAACTTGAATCGCTCATAGATGACCTTCTCACCATTGTAAACGACCATGATTGAGGTGGTCGTTTACAAACTCCAACAAATGTCTATAGTTTTTTATTAATACTTAATAAAAATGGATGGTAACACATTATCGACACTTCTAAATTAAGAAAGCACTGATTTGATTGATTTTAGAAAATACACATGACGTATTTACGTTGCTTTCTATGTGTAATTTCGCTCAAAATGGCATTTAACCAGTGTTTCCTTAAATTTGCATTGCTTATGGAAGCACTTATTCAAGCAAATCATTTATATTCAATAGAGGCACTAACGTAAGCACTCTGTGTATTCTTTTTTTGAGAAACTTCGTACAAGGCATGTTTATTTCTCCAGCAGATAAATAGAGGGCGGTAATATTCTATTTAGGGAACTGTTGAATAATAACTTGAACGTTTTGATTCAAATAGCTACATAATCAAGCCCTTAGTCCTTTATAAACGTTCAAGTTATTTCATAATAGTTCCTTAGCTTTTTATTCTTCCGGTAGTTGCTTTAAGTATCCATCAACAATCATTTGAAAAGCCTCCTCCGGAATATCACCGTCCCTGTACTGTGCAATCAGTGGTATCATCTTCTTCAATATTTTGTTCAGATATAGAAATCTTGTATCGTTTCCACGAGCACAAAATTCCATATGTAAGTCGACTTCGTCTTGATCTGATAACTTATAATCGGAGAACCTTTCATAATCCGGAAAGAAGAAAACGGGATATGTGTCATCAATTTCTCGTGGTTTGTGTTCCATTAAGCCATTACCATATTCCTGCTCATATTTTGTCTCTTTTACTGTCAATTCAGCAGTCCTCAATTTTCCAGCAGAGAGAAACTTTGTAATGAAACGGAAGGCATCACGTGGACTTGTACCTGCTGAATTTTCAGCTGGATTCCCTACAAGGCTATCAATAGATACTTCAAAGTACTGTGCAATTCTATATACCTGATCAAGAGTAAAACGTTTCTTTTCGTTACGATTCAATGCTTTGCTTACGTTAGCCTGCGTCATACCTGCAATTTCTGCGAGTTTCTGCTGCGTTATATTGTTTTTCACAAGGAGCATACGGATATTTTCTTCAAGTAACTGGAAATTCAATTCTGACATATTCATATTCCTTTTCGATATATTATTCCTAATTTGACATGAAAACTAAAGATTTGATTATATTATATCACATTTGATATAATTTTGGAAGAGGGCGGAAGTGATTTTACGCAAAATTTACAAAGTTACAAAAACCGTTCGTTTTAACCTCTACTTTTTCCATGAATAACGGGAGAGGTTGACTTTTCCGTCTATTTATGTCCCCAGTATGACGTTAAACTGCTGACTCATACATACTGACACCGGTTGCTCAACAGGCTGTGTGGGACAATAGAATAACAAGGCTGTCAATTTGAGCTTGACGGCTGCAAACCGAATGGAGTGAAATCCCTTCTGGAGTGCAGTCTGATTTGTTATGCCATTTTGCAGCCGGGCGATTCCTCCATTCAAGACAATGGAGGAATTTTTTATGCCAATTTATGAGAAAAAAGCTGAAAAACTGAGAGTACGCAAAACGCCAGCCGCCAAAAGGACTACATACACCTATCCGATTTATGACGGCAGCACAATTACCCTGATACCGGGAAAAGACGGTATTACTGAAGAGTTTATTGTACTTCTGCATCATTTGGATGATGCAGAAGTACGCAACAACCTGAAAAACGGTCGTCCTGAACTGACCGCTGAAGAAAAGCAGGCTGTAAAGGAATGGGAAAACGCTCATCCCGGTGAGAAAGCACCAAGAAATTGGAATCTTTCCATTGACTATGTGATGTCTGATGATGAACATGATTCTGAGAAAGCCGCTATTGAAAATATTCCTGACGGCAGTGAAGTATCTCCGGAAGTAGAAATGCTCCGTGCGGCTGTTGAAACTATGTCAGAACGTCAGAAACAGGTTTATGAACTTCATTATCTGCGAGGTTTCAATGTGAAGGAAACCGCCGCAATCCTCGGTATGTCATCACCGACAGTTACTGCTCACAAAAAAAGAATTATGGAAATTATAAAAAAGTTTTTTGAGGGGGCTAATTTTTCAGGCTGATCCGAGGACTGTATGGTGAGAAGGAATGATTCCCAATCAAAAAAAGATGAAGAGGTGAAAACCATGGACAAAATGTTCGAACTGATCAATTCCTTGAACGCACTGACGAAAGCGGTTGAAGGATTGACAGCAAAAATTACAAGCGAGTATCTTGACACATTCGAGGAAATCTACAACCCTGAAACGGACGAGCCGAAGGAGGAATCGAAGGAACAGCCGACACCTGAACAGCAGACTGTTACTTTTGTAGAACTCCGCAGCCGTCTGTCGGAGATTTCCCGCAATGGTCATACTGCTGAAGTCAAGGAGCTGCTCCGGAAATTCGGGGCAGACAAGCTCTCCGATGTGGCAGAGTCGGACTACACAGCACTGCTTGCAGAAGCGGAGGTGATTGCAAATGCCGGGTAATCACGCACTTCTCGCGCCATCCAGCAGTGAGCGTTGGATCAACTGCCCGCCGTCCGCAAAAGAAAATGCGGTACAACAGGATACATCCAGCAGCTATGCTCAACAAGGTACAGACGCCCACGCCCTCTGCGAGTACAAGGTAAAAAAGGCTCTCGGACACAGGGTTCGTGACCCCACTAAAGATTTGACTTACTTCGATGAAGAAATGGCGGAATGCAGCGATACTTACTGCGAATTTGTCATGGAGCAGGTCAAAATGGCAAAGCAGAATTGCTCCGATCCGCTTGTCCTTGTAGAACAGCGTCTTGATTTTACCCGTTGGGTGGCAGAGAGCTTCGGCACAGCCGACTGTATTATCGTAGCTGACGGTATGCTTACGGTAATAGATTTCAAGTATGGACTGGGAATTTTAGTAGAAGCAAAGGAAAATCCGCAGATGAGAATGTACGCATTAGGTGCATTAAACCTGTTTGAAAGCCTGTATGACATTCAGACCGTCCGCATGATTATTTTTCAGCCAAGACGTGACAACATTAGCATTGCCGAAATTACCAAAGAAGAACTGCTCAAATGGGCAGAAAAAATCCTCGTTCCGGCAGCGGTTCTTGCCGCCAACGGTGAGGGCGAATACAAGGCAGGCAAACACTGTCAGTTCTGCAAGGTCAAGGCAACCTGCCGCAAGCGTGCGGAATACAACCTCCAAATGGCGCAGTACGACTTTGCCGTTCCCGATACACTCTCCGATGATGAAATCAGCATGATTCTCAATCGTGCGGACACCTTTATCGGTTGGGTAAACGATGTAAAAACATATGCACTTGAACAGGCAATCAGCGGTAAGGAGTTCCCCGGATATAAGATCGTGGAAGGTCGCTCCAACCGAAGATACACAAATGATGATGCCGTTGCGGCAGTTGTCACGGATGCAGGATATGACCCATTTGAAAAGAAGCTCATGGGCGTGACCGCAATGACAAAATTGCTCGGCAAGAAAAAATTTGATACCCTGCTCAGCTCTCTTATTGAGAAACCACAGGGCAAACCGACACTGGTTCCCGATTCCGATAAACGGAAAGCGTGGAATCCCACAGCAGAAGATTTTAAAGAGTAAAGGAGTTTTTATTATGGCAAAGATTATGAATCCGACAAAGGTGGTCACGGGCAAAAATACTCGCTTCAGCTATCTCATCGTAAACGAGCCGAAGAGCATCAACGGCGGCACTCCGAAGTACAGCGTCTCCCTCATCATTCCGAAGAGTGATACCGTGACAATTGAGAAGTGCAAAGCAGCAATCAAGGCGGCTTATGACGAGGGACAGTCCAAACTCAAGGGAAACGGCAAGTCTGTTCCCGCACTGAAGATGCTCAAAACGCCTCTTCGTGACGGCGATGAAGAAAGACCGGACGACCCGGCTTACGCAGACAGCTACTTCATCAACGCAAACAGCGCAACAAAGCCCGGTGTCGTAGATGCCGACTGCCAGCCGATTCTCGATACCAGCGAACTTTACAGCGGTATCTACGGTCGTGCAAGCATTAATTTCTACGCATTCAATACCAATGGCAACCGTGGAATTGCCTGCGGTTTGAACAATCTCCAGAAGCTCCGTGACGGAGAGCCGCTGGGCGGTAAATCCCGTGCAGAGGACGATTTTGCAGACGATGACGACGATGATTTTCTTTCATAATTGACTGATACAGACGGGTGGGCGTTTGCGGTGTGAACCGTGGGTGGGAAATTTGGAGTTGATAATATGCATAAATTGATGATTGACTTGGAAACCCGCAGCGACGCAGACATTACCAAAACAGGCGTATACCGCTATGCCGATTCTCCTTATTTTGATATTCTGCTGTTTGCCTATTCCGTAGACGATGCTCCGGTGCAGGTAGTTGACCTTGCCAGCGGTGAGTCGCTCCCCGATGATATTCTTCATGCCTTGACGGACGATTCTGTCACAAAGCACAGCTTCAACGCTTCTTTTGAGCGCGTATGCCTGTCGGTCTGGCTGAAACGTAATTATCCCGATATTTTCCACAGTTACAGCATTCCACAGGATTCTGTCGGTAATTATCTTAGTCCTGATTCTTGGCACTGCTCTATGGCAGCGTCCGCTTACCTTGGATTGCCGCTGACGTTGGCTGGTGTCGGCTCTGTATTGAAACTCGAACAGCAGAAAATGACAGAGGGCAAAGCTCTCATCAAGTATTTTTGTGTCCCCTATGCCTATGACGGCGATAAACCGCTGTTTCATGTTCCGTCCGATGCTACTGATAAGTGGGCGGTTTTCAAGGCATACAACAAGCGTGACGTGGAGACGGAAATGGGAATCGAGAGGAAAATAAGCCGTTTCCCTGTTCCTGATTTCGTATGGAAGGAATACCACCTTGACCAAGAAATCAACGACCGCGGCATTCAGCTTGATTTGCCGCTTGTCCGTAATGCAATTCGTATCGGCGATTGTGCAAAACAGCATCTTACTGAAAAGCTGTGCGAATTGACAGGACTTGAAAATCCAAACTCCGTGCAGCAAATGAAAGGTTGGCTGAAATCGCACGGCGTAGAAATAGAATCCCTCGGCAAAAAGGAAGTGCAGGAACTGATAGATAAAGTTCCGCCGGAAATTCGTGAGGTTCTTTTGCTCCGACAGCAAACCTCCAAATCTTCTGTCAAAAAGTACACAGCAATGCAAAATGCGGTCTGCTCGGATGGCCGTGCAAGAGGAATGTTCCAGTTCTACGGTGCAAATCGTACAGGTCGGGAAGCAGGAAGGATTATACAATTGCAAAATTTACCGCAGAACCATATTCCCGATTTAGAATCGGCACGAAATCTCGTTCTTTCCGGCAATATGGATGCTCTGGAACTTCTCTATGAGGATATTCCCGACACGCTTTCACAGCTTATCCGCACAGCATTTGTACCGAAAGCAGGCTGTAAATTTATCGTAGCGGACTTCTCTGCTATCGAAGCCCGTGTTATTGCATGGCTTGCAGGCGAACAGTGGAGAATGGACGCTTTTGCTAATGGCGAGGATATTTATTGTGCATCCGCATCAAAGATGTTCGGTGTTCCTGTTGTAAAGCACGGCGTGAATGGACACTTGCGGCAGAAAGGTAAGGTGGCGGAATTGGCTTGTGGCTACGGCGGCTCTGTCGGTGCAATGAAAGCCATGGGTGCAGACGCTATGGGACTTTCAGATAATGAGCTGAAGCAGATTGTCACAGATTGGCGGAAGGCATCGCCCAACATCGTACAGCTCTGGTGGGACGTGGAGAGGATGGCTATCAAGGCAGTCGGCGGCAAAACGCAGACAGAAACACACGGTATCAAATTCAGCTATGAATCAGGATTTCTATTTATTGAACTTCCGTCCGGCAGACGGCTTGCCTATGTAAAGCCACGTATTGAAGAGAACCGTTTTGGCGGTGAATCTATTACCTATGACGGTGTCGGTGCATCAAAGAAATGGGAACGTATGGAGACATACTCCGGCAAGCTCGTGGAAAACATCGTTCAGGGCATTGCTCGTGATTTGCTGTTTTATTCCTTGCAGACATTGTCTCACTGCTTTATCGTCGGGCATATCCACGATGAAATGATTATTGAAGCTGATAGACGAATGTCACTGCAGGCTGTCTGCGAACAGATGGCTCGTACACCGAAATGGGCAGAGGGGCTGCTCTTGCGGGCGGATGGGTACGAATGCGAATTTTATAAAAAAGATTAGGAGCAGGCTAATTTTCAGCATATTTTTAAGGACTGTATAATGAGAAGAAATTTAGGAGGGTTTTGCTATGTTTTATGTAAAGGAAAATATCAATGACACTGTTGAAGTCAAGGTAGAGCTGAACGATGAAAATGTGTTCTGCACCTGCCCTGACTGCGGTAAGGAAGTATCCGTTGACCTGTCTGTTGTATTTGCAGACGGCATGGGCGATATGTATGGCACGGCAGTTTGCTGTTCTGCCTGCTCGAAGAAAAGAATGGAGGCACTGAAATGAAAAGTTTAATTCCTATGGACGATTACGGCGTGTTCGTCGATAAACATGACACCGCCAGAGTAGACAGCCGCTATGTGGCACAGTTCTTTGAAAAGGAACACAGAGCTGTCCTCCGTGATATTCGTGAACTTGATTGCTCGGAGGAATTTCGACTGCACAATTTTGTGCAGTCGGCATACATCAACGAACAGGAACATAAGCAGCCGTGTTACATTATGACCCGTGACGGTTTCGTCTTTCTGGCAATGGGCTATCGTGGTAAAAAGGCGGCACAGTTCAAGGAACTGTACATACGCCGTTTCAACGAGATGGAGTCTTTCATCAGAACGCTTGTATCAGCAAGGCAGGAATTTCCTTTGCTGACCGAGAATATCCGTCTTATCAACGACAACCCGAAGCCTTATCACTTCAGCAATGAATGCGATATGCTCAACCGTATTGTACTTGGCATGACGGCAAAGCAGTTCAGAGTGCTTCATGGTATTGAGAAAAAGACCAGCATCCGCCCATATCTGACGCAGGAGCAAATCAATATGCTTGAAGTTCTGCAAAAGGCTGATATTGGTCTGCTGCTGTCAGTTCCAGATTTTCAGACGAGAAAGCGTCATCTGGAATGGTATGCGGCACGCATAAAAAAGGAGCACGGCAATGGCAAATAAGTACAACGCAGAGGGCTATTTCAGCCCTACAGAACACGAGGCGTTCACCCGTCTGGAAAAGGAAGAAAAGGCAGTCCGCAAGGCTGCCGCCTTCCGACCCATTGTGTATATCTGCTCTCCTTACTCCGGAGATACGGAGAGGAATATCAAGAACGCCAAGAGATACAGCCGCTTTGCCGTAGACAAGCACTATCTGCCGATTGCACCGCACATCTATTTTACGCAGTTCATGGATGACAGTATACCAGAAGAACGTAATACGGCTATCTTCATGAATTGGGTGTTGATGAGCAAGTGCGTGGAGCTTTGGGTGTTCGGTGAGAATATCTCCGCAGGCATGAAGGCGGAGATTGACCGTGCAAAACGAAAACACATGAGAATCCGTTATTTTACGGAAGAATTGGAGGAAAAACTATGAAATTTACCCTGTATACTGCCGACTGTACCGGCAATGCGAAGAACACCAACTACCCACACCAGAAAGTCATTACCTCTGAAGCTGACCTAAAGAAGGCGGTCGCCTTCGATCATGTGTGTGCGCTGTATGATAATTTTTCCCGCAGTGACACTAACTTCCAGCTCTCGGATGTTGTGCCGATGGACTGTGACAACGACCATTCCGACGATACGGACGAGTGGATCACGCCCGAAAAGCTGTCGGAGATGCTAACAGATGTGGCATTTGCGGTCACATACAGTCGTCATCATATGCTGGCGAAAGGCTCGGTATCCGCCCGCCCTCGTTTCCATGTATTTTTCCCGACAACGCCATGCAAGGATGCAACATTTCACAAAGCAATCAAAGCCCGTATCTACAAGGAACTTCCCTTCTTTGACGGCAATGCGCTGGATGCCTCCCGTTTTCTGTTTGGCTCGAAAAGTGAGGTGGTTTGGCACGAAGGGAGTCTGACTATCGAGGACTGGCTGACACTGATGAAATCGAACCGCAGCATTCCAGAAGGGCAGCGCAACAGCACCCTGTCCCGTATTGCGGGCAGACTGGTCAAGCGTTTCGGTGTGACGGATGAAGCCCGTCAGAAATTTCTGGACAAAGCAGCCGAGTGCAATCCTCCTCTTGATGATACGGAATTGGAAAGCATCTGGAACAGTGCCTGCAAGTTCGGTAGCAAGGTTACCTCGCAGGACGGATATGTTCCGCCCGACCAGTTCGGACAAAATCCTCTCCTGCCGGATGATTTTTCCGATGTCGGTGAAGCCCGTACTTTCGTGGACTGCTTTGGCGAGGAAATCACCTTCACGGTTGCTACCAATTACCTGCGTTACAATGGTGTATATTGGGAGGAATCGGAACAGGCGGCGGTCATGGCGATGATTGAACATACCGATGCCCAGCTTTCGGATGCGGAAAGCAAGATGGAAGAACATTTATGTGCACTGGAAAAGCTCGGCGTTCCCAGAATGCTGGCAAAAGCGGGTGGTAAAAAGTTCCGTGATAGTTTGAATCCGGAGCAGGGTGCTGCATATGGGCTATTCAGATTTTCGGAGATATACCACGATTTCGTGATGAAGTATCGCAACATCCGAAGTCTGAATAACGCCCTTGATGCCGCCAAACCACTGGTACTGAAGCACCCGGAGCAGCTTGACGGGAATCCTATGCTGCTGAATACGCCCGGCGGCACTTATGATCTGACGAAAGGTATTAACGGTTGGAGAGCGACTGATCCTGCTGACCTGATTACCAAAGTGACAGCGGTCGTGCCGAATGAGGAAGGCAGGCAGTTATGGGAGGAAGCCTTGCAGGTGTTCTTCTGCAGCGACCAGAGTCTCATTGACTATGTCCAGATGATCTGCGGACTTTGCCTGATTGGAAAGGTATACACCGAGGCGATGATTATTGCTTATGGTGATGGACGCAACGGCAAATCGACATTCTGGAATGTAATTTACAAGGTGCTGGGCAGCTATTCCGGCAATATCTCTGCTGACGCCCTGACCGTCAACTGCAAGCGGAACGTGAAGCCCGAAATGGCAGAGCTGAAGGGCAAGCGGCTGATTATTGCTGCCGAGCTGCAGGAAGGTATGCGTTTGAATACCTCTGTGGTAAAACAGCTCTGTTCGACCGATCCCATTTTCGCAGAAAAGAAGTTCAAGGCTCCGTTCTCTTTTGAGCCAAGCCACACGCTGGTGCTGTATACCAACCACCTGCCGAAGGTGTCTGCCTCCGATGACGGCACATGGCGTAGACTGATCGTGATCCCGTTCCATGCAAAGATTCAGGGACAGGCTGACAAAAAGAATTATACCCAGTATCTCATTGACAATGCAGGCGGTGCGGTTCTTTCGTGGCTGATCGAGGGTGCGATGAAGGTAGTCGCTGCCGATTTCAAGGTAGACCGCCCACAATGTGTGTTGGATGCGATCGGAGCGTATCGTGACGGCAATGACTGGCTTGGAGCATTCATCAATGATTGCTGCGATGTAGATGCGTCCTATCATGAGAAGTCCGGAGAGCTGTATAAGCGTTATCGTGAGTATTGCATAGAGAATGGTGAGTATGTCCGCAGCACGACCGATTTCTACGGTGCGTTGGAGCAGGCAGGATATAAGCGCAAGAAGCTGAACAGCGGAATTACCATCTATGGGCTTCAAATTCGTCTGGAATTTCTTGATTGACCTGCACTTTCATCATTCAAAAACGACGTAAAATCGGGAAAGTGCAGGTCGGTGAAACTCATATACAGACCTTACGCAGGCGAGAAAAAACATAGAATTTTCTTCCTATAGAAAGGTTTGGAAATGACATTCACCGACCTGCACTATTTCCCAGAAAGGTCGATTTTATGCGAGAAAAATCAATTGAAGAAAAACTGGTCGCTGCCATAAAAGTACAAGGCGGTGTCTGTTGGAAGTTTACCTCTCCCGGAACAGCAGGTGTGCCAGACCGCATCGTATTGATGCCATTCGGCAGAATCGGTTTCGTGGAGGTCAAAACACCCGGCGAAAAGCCCCGGTCGCTGCAGCGACTTCGTATCAAAACACTTCGGCGGCTGGGCTTCAAGGCGTTTGTGTTGGACAGCCCCGATCAGATTGGAGGGATCATTGATGAAATACAAACCCCATGACTATCAGAAGTTCGCTGTGGACTTCATCGAAACACACCCAGAGGCGGCAGTCCTGCTGGAATGCGGACTCGGCAAGACCAGCATCACCTTGACGGCGCTGAACGACCTCATGTTTGACAAGTTTGAGGTACGCAAGGTACTGATCATCGCCCCGATTCGTGTATGTAAGAATAGCTGGGCTGCCGAGATCGCCAAGTGGGATCACCTTGAGGGGCTGAATTACAGTCTGGTGCTGGGCAGCCGTGAACAGCGGCTTGCGGCTCTCCGGAAGAAAGCCGACCTCTACATCATCAACCGTGAGAATGTGCAGTGGCTCATTGAAAGCAGCGGAATGCCGTTTGATTTTGACATGGTCGTTATTGACGAGCTGAGTTCCTTCAAGAATCATCAGTCCAAGCGATTTAAAGCACTACGGAAGGTACGACCTTTCGTAAAGCGCATCGTAGGGCTGACCGGAACACCATGCAGCAACGGACTCATGGATTTGTGGGCGCAGTTCCGTCTGCTGGACAAGGGTGAACGTCTCGGCAAGCGTATCGGACAGTATCGTGATGCATATTTTACACCGGACTGGAGCGGCTTCACTTACACACCGAGAAAGGGCGCGGAAAAGGAAATATACGGCAAAATCGCTGATATCAGCATCTCCATGAAAACCACCGACCACCTGACCATGCCGGAGCTGGTAACGACAGCGGATAGAGTGGAACTTGATGAGAAGGCTGCAGCAATTTACAAAGATATGGAACAGGATATGTGTCTGGACTTCGTGCGGGATTCCATTACAGCAGCAAATGCAGGTGTCCTGTGTGGAAAGTTGACACAGCTTGCCAGCGGTGCGGTTTATACCGATGGCGGCAACGTGATGCGGATACATTCCCACAAGCTGGACGCACTGGAAGATCTGATCGAAGCGCAAAACGGCAAACCTGTTCTGATCGCATACTGGTACAAGCATGAACGGGACAGCATCATGGAGCGTTTCGAGTGCAGAGAGATCAAGACCGATACAGACATTGCCGACTGGAATGCAAGCAAAATACCAATCGCACTGATACAGCCTTCTTCCGCAGGTCACGGACTGAATTTGCAGTCCGGCGGTAGCACCATCATCTGGTACACGATGCCGTGGTCGCTGGAACTGTATCAGCAGACCAACGCCCGCCTCTGGCGTCAGGGGCAGCAGTCCGAAACGGTCGTAATCCACCACATCGTATCGGTGGGAACGATTGATGAAGATATCATGAAGGTTCTGGAAAACAAGGATAAAACACAGGCAGCAATGATGAGTGCAGTGAAAGCGAGAGTAAAATGAGCGAAGGATATGTGCCGCTGTCTGCGGCAATTATTGAGAGAGCTTTGCTGGACTACAAACAGGCATTGAGCGAAAAAGACGAAGGCACGATCCGCGAATGCGAGCGTTTCCTGCGGTCGCAGTGGTTTGCATTTCTGTCCGACTTAGACGGTGAGAAGCTGATTGTTATGATGAAGGAGGAAGCAGCATGAAGGAATACTGGAACAAAGCGGAACGACTACGCAAACGCATCAACCGGAAAATACATGAAATCCGTCTGCTGCGTCAGAGAGCTGAGGGTATGAATGGCAACGGCATCAGCGATATGCCAAAGACGGTATCTCCCGACCACAGCAAGATGGAAGGAACTGTATTCAAAATCATGGCACTGGAACAGGAGATACAGGAAACGCAGGCGGAGTATGCTGCCCTGATATCTGACATGGAAAACCGCATCCGTCAGGTGGAGGACAGTGATGCACGTGACCTGCTTACCAAGCGTTACCTTGAATTCAAGCCGTGGGCAGTAATCGCTTCGGAGTTCGGCTACAGCGTACAGAATATTTACCGTCTCCATACCAAAGTCCTCGAAAAGTTGAGAGTTGATGAGAGTTCATAAAACTTGACTTACACGAGGATATGTGGTAAACTGTATAATAGAAGAATTATGTAAAGCCGTTGTGATCTGACCGCAGCGGCTTTTGTTATACTCGAAGGAGGTGTCGGCTATGCCGAGGAAGAGTAAACGCCCATGCAGTCACCCCGGCTGTCCGAATCTGACCGAGGACAAGTACTGCGAGGAGCACAAGTCTCTTCACCCCGACCGACCGTCTGCCGCTAAGCGTGGCTACGGCAGCAAGTGGCAGAGACTGAGCAAGGCGTACCTCCGCCGGCATCCTTTGTGTGTGCGGTGCAAAGCACAGGGACGGTTCACAGCAGCAACTGTGGTCGACCATATCATTCCTCACCGTGGTGAT